ACCTCCCACAGACTCATCCCATCATGCAATCCCTCACACACATAGACCGTGCTATACCTCTTGGGGAATTCGGCAGGACGGAATAAACCGTGATAGAGATTCGGGGTTGAGGCCCATCTCGTCTGATTCTGATAGGTCCGGTAGACGTAGAGATTATTGATGACGTTGTCTGAGTTGTAGGATGGTACACACCACTCGGAGGTAAGGGGGCACCAAACTACCCCCCATTTGAGGACGGTATCGGGGCTGAGTATCTTTCTCTCAGAGATAAACTGTTGGAGACGAGTTGGGGCGAACTCAGATGACCATATCTCGTATAGCTTCCTAAGAGTCGAGATGAGATTGCCCTTCCACCCGCACATCTTACAGTCACACTCCCCTGTAGACTTCGTGGCGTAGAACTTCTCAATCCCACAGAACGGACACTCTCCATACCCCTGTAGACCATTCTGACTCATCGTCGTCTTATCGAGACCAATCCCCCAGAATCGGTAGCTCTTCAGGAAGTCCGCTTCCTCTTTGGTACTACCGTTACTCGACTGCTGAGTCTGTGGAGGGGGATTGACGGTGTGGAATTGGGGTGTTGAGGGTGAAGGGAGTCGTTCGGGTAGTCGAGGCATAACGGTTCCTAGGTAGGTAGTCGTAACTCCCTGGTGGTTAAGGGGTTACGTTAGGACGATTATTACGAACCTCGTCTAGAGATCCGGTGTCAATCTACTAGAATAGGGGTAGGAGTCTGGTACGGGATATGCGGTCTATTATACCAGACTCCTCAACCACACTGGAGGGACTATCAATGGTTACTCTGAACGTTCACAATACTCGATTGTCCAAGCGTAAGGAGTCGGAAGAGGAACGAGTAATCCGACTCCTCATGAGCAACCCTACTCTGACTGAAGATGAGGCACGTAGGGAGCTAGGTCTCTCCCCCCTCTCTGAGAAAGAGGATACTACTAACCGACCGGTTCTGAGTAGTCGATCCTCTTATTAGTCGACCTAGCGTATTCGATTTCCGACCGAGTCGAATCCCCGATATATCCTCCTACGTTTAGTACGAGAATCGAATCGGCTAGATCAATTTTCCTCTTATGCAGTTCGTCCAAGGCGATTTTCTGTTCGGGAGTGCAACCGATCGTCTCTCCGTGTGTCACGACATCAACTACTACTTCCTGCGGACCCATGCACCCGTCTACAGTAACGGTCTGCTTGGAGACCTTGGCATTCGGGTAGTGACCTACCGTTAGGACAATGTCCCCTGACATCGTCAGGTTGTAATTCGCCTTCTGGAATGCCTCATAAAACCGCGTACTTCCGCACAGACATACCACCCTCGGGACTGTCACACCGTACCTACCGAACTCCACTCGTAAGTCGGTTACAGACTCTCGAAACCGTCGTAGGCGACTCTCTAGATGACATCCGTCTAGGTCGCCACAGTCTGGACATGGTCGCGAGTTCATAGTGTGCATGTTATTTTCCTTCTCTCTGAGAAAGAGGAGACTAGTCGTCCCGAATATGCTCGACGGGTTCGTCGGTAATCCCTTTCGGCCACGATCGGGTCTTATTAATCTTCATCTTCTCTCGTGCAGCCTCGATTAGTTGCATGATCTTGATCCCGCCTCGTCTACTGGCGTCGAGAATGAGGATGAGACAGTCCGCTAGTTCCTCTTTGAACTTGTCTGATACAGGTTGGGTTTCACCCATGATCCTCAGAGACTCATACGCTCTCTGTGCCTCTACCGCTTCCTTCGCTAGATGCTTGAGAGGACCGATCGGACCACGTTCTGTATCAGGACCGAACGTAGCTATAGACCAGTCTCTTTGATCCTCTACTAGATCAGCTAGGGCGATACCGAGTTCTGCGATCGTACCCATATACTGCGGCATGATTACTGATCCTTAATTGTGATTGTCATATTGGAGAAGGGTTTCAGAATGAAGACTATTAGTATCCACATCAACCCAGTTATGCAGATTCCGGTTAGCATACCTACGAAGAACATATCAGTAGGATCTTTTAGGTTTATCATACGTTCTCTCTGAGAAAGAGTTAGTGCTTATACCTACTATTACGAAACCGATTGTAATAGTCGTCCCAGCACTTACCGATGATCTCCACCTCTTCCGGTTCCAAGACGACCGTACCCTTTACCTCAGGGTCTACGAACTCCCATTTGATCTCATCGTCCTTGACGTAGTACCCGATCTCTTGTTCCTGTCCTCGGAATGTAATCGTTAGGAAATTCATACTATCTCCTAGAAGTTGATACCGACTGCCCATGTATCGGGGTGGTACTCGATCGAAGTTGGAGTTGGAATACCAATTGCCGTACCGCACGATTCCATCGCCTCTTGGATCTTCTTAATCCTCCATAGGTTAGAGTTATCAGGATCGACTCTGGGGTCACCTACCTTGGGGAAGTCGAGGATTACCTCATCGTGTAGTTCAAGGTTGATGAACCCACTGAACCCGTCATCCTCCCTCCATTGTCTCAGTAGCTCATCCACCTTGACTAGTGCCCTCAACTTCCACCAACAGGCAGTCCCCTGTACGAAGTAGTTAAGAGGTATTGTAGGACTGATCCGGCCGTAGTCGGACCGGCTACACATCAAGGGATACCCCCTCTCAGGATCGACCTCGATATCGGGGATGGTCGAGACATACCCCTGTTTATTGGCCAGAGTGATAATCTGGTCACTGAGTCGAGCGATATTAGGGAATCGGTCCCGTACTCTCTGGTATGCACCCCTCACACGGTATGTCGAGTCAGCCGTCTCCTCTTGGGCACCGTATATAATGGCAAAGTTCCCATTCTTGACCCACTGGTAGTAGGTAGCTTCATAGAGATCCTTACAGTTCTTACCGTGCTTATGGAACAACTCTGGGTAGAGAGCATCGAATACGACTAGGTGGTATGACCCGTAGTACGGTCCCTGATCGGGATGATTGAATACCTCGACTAGTTCAGGTTCGGGGGCAAAGAATGAGGGTATACGGAGTTCTAGATTCTTACCGTCGAGTGACCAGAACTCTCGATCAGGACCAGGACGGAATAGGGACTTGACCGATTCCCCACCGTCACCTTTCTTCTTGATGTTCTGGAGGTTGGGGTTACGGCATGAGCAACGTAACGTGGTCGTTCCCGTCGGGTTAATGTTAGGGTGGAGTCTGTGTACACACCCTTCTTCATGCCAGAACCGGTTATAGGTCGAGATATCCCCGATCATCTTGGCCGCATGACGCTTCTTCAGTAGTGAGTTAACGAACATCAACGGCTTACCAGTGCATGACCTGCTATACCTGTCTAGAGCATCCTTATCGAGTGAGGGGACGTCCGTTTTAGCTTTCTTCCCCGGTCGTCCCTCTAACCCCATCTTGTCGAATACCAGTTCCTTGAGAGATTGATTAACCGATGAACCTGCGGGCATGACTAGATCATGGTTGTAGCTCTTGGCTATGTTGATACAGACCTTTGTACACCTATCCTCTTCCTCAGAGAATTCCTCTAGCACCCTACTAACCTCTGAAGAAGAGAGGGTGAGTCCATCTCTCTCCATCCGATATAGGATAGGTAGGATCTTGAGACGTTCGTAGTATACCGCCTCAAGTCCCCTACGCTGGATCTCACCCCATAGAGCCCCCCACAGTTGGAGGGTGTAGTAAGAGTCAGCATTGGCGTAATCAGAGAGGAGTGTGTAATACTCATGAGGGTACTCCTTATCGGGGTTGAAATCCTCTCTCTCTTGGGTCTCCCAGTGATGGTACGCTAACGCTCGAAGTAACCACCCGTCCGCTTTCCAGTCTTCTTCCCCAGCAGACGGCATCTCAGGTAGTCCCTTCTTCGCTATCCTCCACTTGGGTAGATGACGACGACAGTAGTCTCTAGCGGACTTACATGCCTTCTCTAACTTGTCCTCGTATGGGGAGATATCTACCCCGAGGTATAGCATCACCTGATCGGTTAGGTTCAAGGGCGATCCTGAGTTGACCAAGTGACCGGCTAGGAGTGTGTCTCTGAGAGAAAGCCAAGGGAATGACTCTAGGTTAGTCACTCCGATCGACTCTAGACAGAGTACATCAAATCTCGCATTGTGTCCGACCCTAGTTACTTCATTATTGATTAGTCCCTTGAGGAAATCGATATCCTCGTCTGGGATGATCGGCTGTCGATCGATCGGGTTCACTCCCCATTCAAGGAACTTGGTTCCCGACTCGTCTGTGTACGTCACGTAATACGGCTTGCACCCGTGCCGGAGATCGACCCCCGTAGTTTCGCAATCCCATGAGAACATAGGTTATCCTATACATAAGACTATAGTTGACTAGAGACTCTAACCCGACTTGAACGGGTAGTAGGCCGCCCGATACCGTAAGCCATGCGAAGACCGGTATCAGTCCTAGTAGAGCCGTATCCCGTTTTCCACACCCTACGGGATCAGAGGGTTGTGGGCAGAATAGTCCTAGTCAGTGAGTGGGTACGGAGGTTATACCCAGATGTCTAGTTCTACCTGCGTGGTTCACAATCTCAGTACGGAACCTGTTGGATCTTCTCCAAACTCACCGGTCCCATAGGCTTTTTGGTCTGCGGGTTGTCCAGCACCTTACCGGTCGCGATGTCCTTCAGAACTACGGTATTGTCCTTAGGATCATACTTGATGATCTCGCATTCCACCGACTTATCGACCTTCTTGGTACGACCGTTCCACACCTGGGTATAGCACGGAGTACCCTCTACCTCATACCACTCGTGGGACGGTTCCTCGTGACTGCCGTCGTCAGCCGTAGTCGGGTTCTTGATCTCGTCTGCAATCGCTTGGAATGATGGTGCGGCATCGAAATCGTCCTTCCCCTTACCCGTCACAGAGAAGTAGATTGCCTCTAACTTATCCTGTGCGAGATAGGCGGTGTCTCCCCCAGCATCGATCAGCTTCACTAACTCGTCAGGATCATCCGGTAACTCAGGTTCCTTCGGCTTAGGAGAACTCTTCGCAGTACCGTTCGTAGATGGCTTCTTGGTAGCTACCGGTGCCGGTTCTGGAGTCGGTTCGGGCGTCTCCTCTACCTGTTGTTCTTCACCCCCTTGATCGTCCATACCCGCCGACTGTACCTCTGACATCAGTTGCTCTACCACATCATCACTAGCGGCTTCGTACCAGTTCTCCCATACACCCTCTTCACCCTTCGTACCGTCGGGTTTAGGTAGTGCCTTACGAACCGATGTCGAGAAATAGAACTTGGGTTTAGCTTGAGAGAGTAACTGACATGCTCGGTTAAGTTCCTCGGCACCGTTGTCTACCGAGTCATCGATAATCTCGTCTCCACCTAGAATCCTCATCCGATTCATGATGAGGGCGGTGTTGTGGTCCCGAGTGAGTACGTTACCCTTACTATCCTTACCCTCATCCAGAAGCATCCTGATACGGGTGTGGAGTCCTCGACACTTCTTGACTCCCTCAGGAGTAGCGATCGTCTCCGGGGTGAGACAGGATGCGACTGCGTAGAAATGCCACTTACCTGCGTTACCCCCAGTCTTGTACTTGTCGAAATAGCACTCTGTCAGTTGTGCGATACCTCGATCGATACCGGCCGGAATCTGGCCACCTGTCGGAAGTACCGTTTCGTCTCGTGCATGGTCCTTCACCGTCTTATTGAGTGAGGAACCCATCGCCTTAACGAAGTCCGGTCGAGCTTGTTGCGGGGGCATGTTACGTGACCTTTCTCTGAGAAAGAGGAGTGACACAGACTATCGAACTCGCATCATCGGACTGTAACTCATCTTTGGAATCCCGTCTCCACCACACCAGTACCGACAACTACACCGAGGATTCCGTTGTAGTGCCGGTCGTGAGATCGAGTGATCGGGTTGATACTGTCCCCGTACCGACACGAAGGGATCGTAATACACTGGCGGATGGGTCTCACGAGTGACTGGTGAGGATTTACCCTCGATACTCTCCCTAATCTCCCGTTGCTCTCGCTTCATCTTCCGGATTCGAGATTGCTTACCCATCCTCCATACCCTCCATATCTGGGTGGAATAGTAGAGCATTGATATCACCAAACACATCGCCTACCGTAGCGTCCTCAATGACGATCGTCTCCTTACGATTTCCTGGTTCGGGGAATCCAGCCACCCCACCTTTCTTACGGAGGATGATACGGATCTCTACGATACCCTCATCGTCCCTTCTCTTGTCGATGCTACTCTCCTGTCTCTTCTTGTACTTGCTCATGGGTTATCCTCTATAACATACTCTCCCTTAAACACAGATATCATCTTATCGTACATCTCTTGAGGAGTCTGACAGTCAATGTACTCAGGAACCGTATCGGGATCAGAACTACGAATACCGGCTATGTAATTGGGATGTAGTTTGACCCTGAGTCTACGTAGTGTCCTCCCCGTCTCCTTTTCTTCTGTGACTGTTTGTGGGATGTTATTCACCTTCTTCGTTGTCGTGATCGATTTCACCTCCTTCTCAATCGATAACCGGCAGATATAGTCACATACGTCACTCAGCCATAATGCGGTGGCACCCCCTAGGTCCGGTCCCATCATAGACTCTACCCACTGACTCCTTACCACGGCCGGTCTTCGGTCTGATTTATCGCGGTTATGGTCCTTCTCTTTGACAAGTACCACTGTATTATGTGACCCGTTAAGATACGGTCTCATAACCTCTCTGGCCTTCTCACTTCTCCCCCGATACTGCTCCTCACTAATCAGACCGAACGATAGGATCTCTGGGATACTCTGAACCCCTAGAGACTCTTTCAGAGCAATATCCTGTAGACTAGTCGCACTATCCAGTACGACCGTCTTATAGGGGTGCTGTCGGCTATTCAATTCGTCAGCTAGATCTACAGCTTTCTTGATACTATCGACTCGGAGATACTTAACCCCTGGTATCTTCGTAACCGACTTTGCACCACCCGTTCTGTTAGGTTCCATCGCCACCAGTAGAAGAGGTTTAGGGAATAGACACGCTAGGGTTGTCTTCCCACAACGATTTACCCCGTAAAGGCATACCCTTAGAGGATCATCCTCTAGTTCTGATACATCGATAGCTTGATCGAGGATACTACTCGTCTCTCTTCTCTGAGGAAGAGGACGACTGTTCTGGACTTGGTTGATTCGGGGCATTAGGTACGTCCTCTCTTGGGTCCCAGTCACAGTTACAGCAACTAGGTACATGTCCACACTGAGTACACCAGATGGGTCCTGGTGGTCCTTCTTCTTTACAGTTATACTTACACTCTCTACGAGGCATCTTTACCCCCTATTGGAGTTCATTGAACAAGCTATCCACTCTTCGCATACCCAACATCCCCCCGTGTACTAACATCTCGTTATAGTCAGTCGGTAGGTCCATCCCGAACACACCAAACGGGGTTCGGTAGTGCCAGGTTCCAGGGGTGATATCTCTCTTAACTGTCACCATATTATACCAATCACAGATCTCTTCTAATAGCGGGTCTAAACAAGTAGTCTTGAACCGAGTAATATCCTTCTCCGTCACTTCCACCATCCACCGCATGAAGTAGTGTTCCGGTTCATCTTTCATGTACTGTCCGAGTCGGCTGTAGTACGACTCCCATGACTCCTCTGGGTGATTCTTGGTCGCCTTATGTCGGACGATAGTACCCTTTCCGCCTGATAAGGGCCGGCGGATACAGTTGTACCTGACACCACCGATCGACTTATCTCTCCACCTCTTATTAGACCGATTCCAGAAGTCGCTATCCTGTTTCTCTGAGAGAGAGATGATATATAACATCGTCTGGAGATCAAATGTCAGTTGCCGCTTAATCTCCTCAGCGTCGATATCCCCCTTCGTCTTGTTCTCGTACAACCACACCCTACCATCGATCAGATCCACCCCATCCCATTTACCCCTCAGTCTCACTACCCGACCGCTGGGTAACTTATAGGGCACATCGAATACCTGTTCCCGTAAGAGGGGTTCTATAGCGACCTGCTCAGTGTTCTTCCTCCAGTAGTCCAAGTAGATGGGGAACTGAGTCCTACAGACATTCGACCAGTGGTTAATCTGGTCCGTGTCGTAGGGGTACTGTTCGTATAGCTTTTTAATATAATCCTCCATGTGTCCGCCGATCTTCATATCTCCCACGAATCCACTACGATTGATATTCCACTCCATTTCCTCTTCACATGCATGCCACATCTCCCCGTAGGAGAGTCTATGGGAGAATCGATCAGACGGCTTGATCCCCTCGATATTGGCTAGTCGAAACCTCTCTCGGCATCGGAGGAACGATTGAATCATCGACTGTGTAATACCACCTAGTGGTCCCTCACCTTCTGGACCCTTCCATAGCGGACCACGGGGCTTGAGATTCAGCTTCATGTTAGTTGGTAGGGGCATTCTTATCCTCCACAATAAAGGGTTCGGGATCGTCTTGAGATTGCTGCTTATATACCTCTATCATCCGTTTAAGAACGTCATCTATCTCGGGGCTATATATAAGTTTCACTCTTCCCGTCGTTACCGTTTGGGTGGATATCTTATCTGACATACCTACCTCTGTGTCTGGGGTGTAATACGAACTGGTTGTGGGGTATCCTGTTCCGAGTAGTATTTAACCTGACTCGGGAACCATTCTGGATTGAGACAGATACCGTCTGAGGTGTTGAGTGACAGTACGTCGTCAGTACCGACCGGCATCCACCCCCTCCCTCGGTGTACCCTGATCCTCATCACATGAGATCCTAACTGCTTCTGCTCAGCCCTGATCAAGTCACATGCTAGGGCACACCCTAGTAGGTCACCCGACAACTCGACTAGATGGACTGGGAGTGTGACACCCCGTACCGTCTCTTCGATCGTGATAGGGGATAGCGGGGTCTTGACCCTACCCCCTAAGTATCGAGAGAGAGTACCTGTCGATAGTCCGTTCAGGTCGATCAGAGTGATTGCGACTCGCTCAGTTGGTTTCGGCATCACATATACCCCATCTTACCGGCGATGTAGGTTACAAAGTCTGGGTGATCACTCTCTCTTCTTGCTTCTACTATCTTTCCCTCTGGTACAGATTGCATGTTATCCTCCATACATCTCTGTATTATCTCTACCGCCTGTCTAGGGTCGTTAATCTTTTTGACTAGACACTCCCAAGGACACACTCCGTCGTCATCTCTCCCGCAGATTACTAACTCTACGTATGCCACTGCATGGGTAATGTTCGGCCAACTATTTAGTAGTTCTTGTGCTGTCATTGACCTTACTCCATGCTTGAGCGATGGTGACGATACACTTCTTAGTCATGAGACCCTGTGCGGCTTGGGGCGAACGAATCACTGCCGCAGGGTGAGTAATCGTGATGATAGGGACATCAGGTAGTTTGGGAGAGTCCTTATACCCCTTCTGAGTCCACTTATCAGCTAGTGACCCAACCGTCACGATCAGTCGAGGGTTAGCGATCCTCACGAACTCCTCTAGTCGAGGGCGACACTGCTTGATCTGGTCGGGGTCGGGTTCGTCCTTCTGGTTGTTCTCGTTCAGAGGAAGACATCCCACCAGATTCGTGATGGCGTACTTCACCTCTGGGGGTAGCGACCTCTTGATGATCGAGTCGAGTAGGTGTCCGGCCGGTCCTTGAAATGGGAGTCCGATCACGTCTTCTGACGATCCAGGGGCTTCACCGATGAAGACTACCTCTGCTGGAGTCGTGCCCCTCCCTAGCACCACCTTGGTCACTCGGCTACAGAGTTCATGACCGCACCCATTACCCCACTTCTGACAGTGCTGTACCCAAGGACTGAGAGTACGGAGAGGAGTCACGATACCGCCTCCTTCTTCTCTGAGAGAGAGATGATACTAGCCGGTCTGATCTTCTCCCAGTACCGAACCCCCATATCGGATAGAGTGTACTTACCATCTCCCGTTCGTTTGAAGTACCTACTACTATTCACATAGGTACACATCGATCCGTAAACTGATCCGTAGTTGTATCCAGTAATCCTAGCTAGGTCATTTGCACTAGTTGGACCATGTTCACCCAAGTAGCAGACCATAGAGTTAACCTTCTCTATAGATGTCTGCTTCTCGGTTATCCTAGATACATCAGGTACTCTCTTACTGGGAGCTACGGACAATCGACTGACGGTCAAGTCCTCGCTACTCCGTACACTACTCTGTAAAAGTACCCTCCTCGCCCTCTTCAGTGTCCGTAGCTCATCCCTTAACACCTCGATCTGAGCATCCAAGACTGCCACACTGTAGTTAAGTCGATCGGACATGAGCGTGACTCCTTAGCGATCTGTCGTGATCTCTCCCTAATCACATCTGCAGAGTAGTAGCATTTGTAACTACAATATCTCCTATCTCTAACTGACCGTGTCTTCTTATAGGTGAAGTTATTATGGCATGTAGGACATTTAACTGTAGTGTCCTCGGTCGAGATATCCTTTCGATAGCACTTTCTGGAACAGTATATTTGCTGATCGGTGTAACACCTTTTTACCGAACCACACCTCTTACATAGGATCTTAAATCTCTTAGTATCATAGACCGATACGGAGAATGACTGATCTACTACGCTAACCGAGTGAGGCATCCGATCGACCATCCGACCACGTTTCTCGTAGATAATCTCCTCGATCTCGGGGTCACCTACTGCGTACTCCCACTCAGGATCGAATTCAGGAGGCATAGGGTCCGTCCTATTTAGGATTGGCTGACTTGGCTAGAGACTCTAGTTGGGACAGATGAATTAGTAGGTCTGTCTCGCACTGTAATAAGTCTTCCTCTATCTGTTTCCAATCGGCAGGGTCTCCCCCACCCTTCCAAGAATCTCTATCGAATGCGGTTACGTAGTTTCTGAGTAGTCTCATAGTCTTCCTAGAAACCTTCGGCAGTTTCTTCCTACCCATGTTGTTTCTCTGAGAAAGAGGTAGATACCGAGGACTGATAGAGTCTCTGGGCGTAGAGAGCGAGTAATGCGGCATCGGCACACTGTCTGCTGATCTTGGTATCAGGAATCAGTCGTCTCGCCCATGAGTGGAGTTCCCTCTTACGTTGGTCGTACTCCAGTCCGGGGGGAATATTGATACCTAGGGACTTCTGCCAAGTTATAGGAGCTACTGATTGAGATGTTCTATCTGAGAATCCTAATGACACTAGACACATCTGACACCAACCGTAATTGATACCTAATTCAAACATACTTGATCCTGGTTGTCCTCCATGTTTTCTATCCCCCCCGCTCTTAGTCTTACCCTTTGGGATGTATCCAGTTACTTTCTCGATCACGGCACGTACTGGGTACTTAGAGTCCCAACCATACTTTAATCGGGTGTATAGATCCTCTGCTGTAGGGGGCATATCTATCAGAGTTAGACTCTCTCCGGATAGTATTGCTATACCCCCATTCACCCCCGGATCGATCCCGATGAACGTACTCATTTGCCCCCCACTACTGTGATTGTGACTTGATCGGGCTGGACCGACACCCTTACCACTAACCCCATTCGAGTAGCTGCCTTCTTAGCACTCGACCACATACCATGACTCTGACAGTGGTAATCCAGTCCTCTGATCAGGGTGAATGTACCCCCACTGAACCACTCTCGCCAGGGATATCTCACCCCCCTAGGGAGTCTCGGCCCTTCCTTTCTACGGGTAGTCGGCATAGTCTCCTCATTTCTCTGCTCCCAGTTGACTATCCACTCGACGGGTCAGACTCTACCTCCTCTTCCACCCCCGTTTCAAGTCCTTCTCAGGAATTCCTAGAAATTATTTCCCGCCCCAATTCCCCATGATTCCTAGCGATTCGGTGGCAGACTACTCCCGAGTTGGGGAAATTTCTGCCGACTGGGGTTGCAAGAGTGGATAGTCCAGTCTAGTATTACGGTAGAGGTGAAACGAGAACCCGAACCGGAGACGAGAGATGACCCGCTACAGCGAAGACACAGGGTTTATCACAATCAGTCTGGGGCAGTACAACAAGCTGATGGAACTGAATCGGGATTGGATGAACTCTGTATGGGTGATCTTCCCGAAGCAGTTCCTAGGTAATCGAATCACGGTATCGGGTATCGGCGGTAGTGGACTGGCTACCCGACTTAACTATATCCGAGAAACCTACGGCATGTAGTGGAGTCCCAAGGATGGTCCTCTGGTATCACGTCTACCTCCCGAACCTCGTGTCCTACATCCTCTTTCGAGTCACCGGTTACTGAGGTATCTACCGTGCGTACCGCCCCCGCCCGTGGCATCTGCCGATGGTCTAAGGATGCCGCTAACGGTAACCGGTGTCTCGTGATCAACGAGGTGTTGTACGAAGTGGTCGAGATCGAGAGCGGATACGAGCTACTGAGGATGGATGAGCGGAACGACCGTGTTATCCGCTACACGGTCACTCCCCTGAATAACGATTACTGGACCTGTACCTGTCCTGACGCTAAGTACAAGCGGGGCGGTCATAGCTGCAAACACGCTATGGGACTTCGTGCCGGACTCCGTGCATTACCCTTCTGAGAAAGAGGACTAACCATGAAACAGTCTGAGATTCGAGTCGGCGGGGTGTACAAGGCGAAGGTGTCGAATAACATCGTATCCGTCCGAGTTACGGGTATCGATGAGAGGGAGAACTACGGTACTCGAAGTAGTCGTAAGATCAAGATCTATCGATGTACCAATCTCTCAACCGGTCGAGAAATAACCATCAAGTCATCTACCCGATTCCGCTCTGAGGTGAAGTAACCATGTACCGACTCGTTATCACCCAATCCCACAGCGGGTGGGTATGGGAAATCCGACTGGATGGGGCGTTCATCACTGGTGGGGCTTGCTACACCCGTGAGGAGTGTGAACGAGTCGGGCAATCCATGATTACTCGGTTACGGTGGAACTGACTAGGAGTCACTATGAAGAAGTTGAAGAGTCACCACGTACAGGAGTTTCAGATAATACTCAGGGTCTTCACCGACCCTACAACAGAGTCCTACCCGAAGAGGGGTATTACTACTGCCGGTATGAAGAGAATACTAAAGGATGCGATCAATAACCGAGTGAGTGAATGTATCGATCGCATTGAGTTTGAACATGTAGCGGATGTCAATATAGCGGATGTGTCAGAAGACGAGTAGTTACCTAACCCTCTCTCGGAGTCCCCACATGTACCACAAATCCCTCAAGCTGGCCAACCTATTTTACCGCTGGTGCAACCTACTCCATGAGGTCGGTTTAACCTACCATGACCCCAACCTGAAGCTAAAGTCGGAACGATACATGAAGGCTGCCGATTACCTCCTAGATCGAGTGTTCCGAGACACTAAGGAGACTCGGTACGTCCAGTCTCAGGAATCTGTACCGAATCCCGTGTACTGACCTACCTACTATCTGAGAAAGAGGAGTAGTCCATGAAGATCAGTGAGATCATCTCCGTCTTAGAACAGGAGATGCGTCGTCTTGGGGATCGAGAGGTACTAGAGGGACAGGTGTTCGGTCCGGCTAAACCGTTCGTCATCGGCGGTCTTCTCTCTGGGGAACATCTCCCCAAGAGTCCCATACGAGGGGAAGACAAGTTCCACAGGTTCATCTACGGCAATGAGGACAACCTAGAGGTATATGGGGAGAATTACGCTATTCTCTACCTCCGTCCTATTGTCGCCCTAGATCACCTCGTATAATACCCCCGCTCGCAACCCTCTCACTTCGGGAGGGTGTCTCTTTCCCCAGTCTCGGAGATGGATCATGCCTCGTCTTGAAGATGCTACCGCTGCTAAGGATCAGGTTCAGTCGAACGGTACTCCTGACAGTGCTACGGACACCCCCCCTGTGAAGGAGGACAAGAAGTCTCCTCGTCCCCGTCCCACCAAGGACAAAGAACCGGAACCCACCCTTCTCTATCCCGATGTGGAGTTCCACAAGTTCACCGGTCCCGATGCGATGAAGGTGGACACGGCTAAGCAGTACCTCGGGTGGCAGACCGAGGACGAATACAAGGCTGAGAAGGAGAAAGACCCGAAGGTGAAGAAGACGGATGACGGCAAACCCATCGTGCCCGGGTTCAATGAGGACTACTTCACCAAGGACTACTTCGACGTGAAGGTCCGGTGTCCATTCAACACGAAAAACCGACCCTTCGAACGATCTCACGCCCTTAGTCTAGCTCAGTCGATCCTCAACTCTGGTCCAGGTCTCCCTCTGGAGAAGCGAGACTGGCACTATAACGGTGAGGACATCCTGATCGGGGCATATGGTCAGTGTCTCAGCGGTCAGCATCGACTCATCGCCCTCATCCTCGCGTACCAGATGTGGGTAGACGACCAGAAGAACAACGGGGGGAAGAAGTACGGTAAGTCATGGCCGACTCAACCGGTCCTCGAAACTGGGGTCAAGACCGGTATCAGTGAGGAACCCTACGTTCTCCGGACCTTCGATAACACGAAGCCGACCACCCTCAGTGATGTCCTCTATCGTGACCCCGCGTTCAAGAAGGAACTCCCCGGGGCGAAACGGGAACTGTCTGGGATGCTGGCCAAGGCGGTCAACTTCTTGTGGGAACGGACTGGGGCGTCCCAACTGACGGACTACCAGACTCACGGCGAGTCGGTGGAGTTCCTCGGTCGTCACCCCAAGCTGTATGACTTCGTCAAGAATCTGTTCACTCTCGACGGAGGTAATCGCAACGAGAGCGGTACTGGCCGTACTATCACCGGACTGGGGTTCAGTAACGGTCTCTGTGCCGGTCTCCAGTACCTCATGGCGGCAAGTGCGACTAATCCAGATAAGTACAAGGCTAATCGGTCCCAACGTGCTATCAACTGGGAGTTCGAGGATAAGGCGAACGGGTTCTTCATCGACCTGTCCAACAAGAGCAACCTCCGTGAATCGGTCGAGAGTCTGATGAAGGATCTCGATAACGACGAACTCAGTGGGACCAAGGCGAACATCTGTCTTCTGGTCGAACACTGGAACCTGTACGTGAAGTGTGCCCCTGATGAGGAAGTCCTCCCCGGAGAGATCACTCAAGCCAAGTTCTATGAGGACCACTTCAAAGAGAACAGTAACGGTAAGCTTCGGTTCTACAACCCTTCTGATGTCGGAGGTATCGACATCGGGGATAAGCAAGAACCTACTGAGGAGGACAAGGCAAAGGACGAGGAGGCTAAGAAGAAGGTCGATGCCGACCGTAACAAGAAGATGGATAAGGTAATCGATACTGTCCAGAAGACGGGGTCAAAGACTATCGGTGAGGAAGCTGCTGTTGAAGCTGCCAAGATCCGTGCCCGTCAGGAAGCACGGGCTGCTAGTAAGAAGTAGTCGAGTTATCAGTCTCAGGGGGTGGTAACGTGCTACCCCCTTCTTCTCTGAGAGAAAGAGAGGTATATCATGCGAGTGGAAACAATTACGGATCTACCGAACGATACCGAGATCCTACTGTGTTGTACCATCTGTGGGTATACATCTTACTTTGACCCTAGAACCCCTACTCACTGTGACGGATGCTCTCGACAGTTACTAGAAGCCAAACAGTGTATTGGTCTAGGTGGGAAATGTCCTCTATGCGATAGAGTGTCCGGAGTCGAATACCCTCTCGAAGTTGATAAGAAGTGGTCATCCCTACTGGAGAACAAGTAATCATGTCTAACGTCTTCCACTCGTCCACCCCCCGACCCCTCCGCACCTCCCTCAACGGGGTGTATCACGAGGATGAACCTGTGAAGGAGAAACCCCGTGTTGTCCGTACCCGGCTCGCTGAGTACGACGGAGGGTTGATCCAATTGGATAGGTTCCTTAGAGGGGGTGCCGTTCGTCTCGTCCGTACTGGTAAGAAACAGATGGTGGAGTTCGTGTAATGGCTCGTCCTAAGAGTCGTAAAGCAACCGGCTATCTCCCGTCCCCTAATGATGCTGGGATTCGTCCCTGTCCATTCGATCGGGACGAGTTCCACAAGCGGGCGAGACAAGTTAAGGTGACTCTGGAGTATGCCGGTCAGACGATCGAGTTGTTCCTAGTCCCTGACGACTTCAAGACGGGGTCATACGGGTTCAGGAATCAGGGTCATGACCAGAAGGTGCAGTTCGACATGGACGGTGCCCCAGCGATCTTCCAGTGCAACCTATTACTGACTCTGGTAGGTAGTGGGAAGATGGATGCTTGGGTTGAGTGGGATCGACAGAAGAGAGAACAGGAGGATAAAGCGTAAACACCAATAGGGCCACACATCCCTATTGGTGAGATCGAATCACACTCCTTTCTACGAACCAGTCCCCTTCATACTCCCCTGATAGTAGGGGAGTTCCCATTTATACTAACCCGAGATAGGGTATCTACCCATCGCCCCTCATCCAGTCGATTGACACAGTCTACTGATCCCCTAGACTAGACTGCTCGACTGGTGGACCGCACGCCTCTCCCTCGTGCGTCTCGGGTGTACCTGTAGATACGATTATCGACGGAAGATCCTACGTCGAGAGACAGAGGTAGAGGTAGCTGGGGTACACTGGCCGTTAGCACACGTCCCTTGTAGAGTTGTCACCCCCGTTATCGGGTCAGTCGAGTACAGTAGTTGCTGGTAGCTCGGTTGAACAGGGGTAGTGAACGTAGTACCCGCCGGATAGCACACCCCGTTCACACAGACCGTACCTGTCGAGGTGGTAGTCGTAGTCTGGGGGGAGAACGTCACCTTGGGTTGAGTGTCCTCATCGGCATAGATCCATGTCCTATTCGGACCGGGCTTGATTAACCGACCCGAGAGACACTTGATCACACCGGGAGCTAGAGGAGCTTCCACCTTGGGGGCGGTATAATTCGGATCTGCGGTGTGTTCGTTACAGTTCTTGCACTTACAAGACCCTGTAACAACACACCCACAGTTACAACCGTCGATCTTCTTACCGTCTTCGGCATAGGTGCTAGAGGCGTAAAACAGAATTGCACAGAGACTTAGTAATCGGGTCCAGTCTTTCATGGTTACTCCTTGAAGGTTAGAACTAGCTGTTAAGATCCTTCGGCCACATACAGTGAGAGGTTTCTGGGCATGTCTCGTCAGGTTGGATGAGGATGACTCCGGCACGGTAATAGGTCCGGCCGCAGTTGAACACCGTGATATCAACTGTCTTACCCTCATCCCTCACGTTCTCGACAATGGCAGCGAACGGTTTATCATTGTCCTTGTCGAAGATGAGGTAGTCATCTGATCGAGCATGGTAGTGAAGACAGTCGGATACGTTAGGTTTGATCATAGAAGTGGTGGGGTCAGGTGTGGGGTTACTTTCCTAACTGGTACATCATTGTCCAGTAGTCATCTATTTTAATGTACTCTGTCACCTTGTACTCGGGCATCATCTCGGTGTAGTGCTGCCAGTTCATAGGACAGGTCCATACCTTATAGATCTTCACCGGTTGAGGGTCGGTCCAACTATTCGGCCTGTATACGATGTCATAGACCACCATGAATCCAGACGGTAATCCTGAGTAGTCGAATGTCCCCCAGTAGGTTCCTACAGGGTAGATATCGGGTCTAGGTGATGGGACTGAGAGTCGAGGATCGAGATGACTCGGTACAGGGGCGAGACACAGTAGTAGAGCGAGTAGGTAGGTCATTAGGGGGATACCCCCAGAGAGTTGAGTACCGTCTGAATCGGGGAGAATATCCCTGTTACCGTACTACCTGCGAATACCTGACCTACCCAATCCCCATTCAGATCGACCACCAGTGACCCACTGTCACCGGGGATGATCCAGCTAACCCCTGACTCAGCCGATGCAACTAGTACCTGATTGGTGTAGGTCAGGTTCCTCCCCTCATCGTTTACCTGTACCGTCTGATTCACAGCTATAACGATACCCCGTGCCGTCCCCCAGAACCCGAACTTATAGATGATATCCCCTGGATGAACCGTGGCGGTTACGGGGTTGGTACGAATCGTCTTGAGATCGGTGTCATCCCCAGCGTTCGTATACCCATAGTTGAAGTTGACCTGAGACTGTGAGTTCAGAGTGATGAGTGAGGAGTCATTGAGTTGATATCCGACTGGGGTGAACGACTTCACCGTACCGAACGCTACCCCTCCCTTGAAATAGGGTCCGGGCTGAGTGATGACAGTCCCGATTGCTGCATTACCCTGTACATCGGCTACGACGTGACGATTACTGAGTCCGGCGAATGTACCGTCTGGGAGTTGCACGTACCCTGTGAGAGTCCCCGTACCTCCTGACTGGTTACCGATCGCGGATGCACCGACAGGGGATGTCTGAGGCGATCCGAGGAGGGTACTGGCGTCATAGGTCTGATATCCCCCGTCTGGGTTGGTCCCGAGCAATCCACCCGTCTTGGAGTATCGTGCTAATCCATCTAACTGATGTACCGTCCCGACCCATGAACTATTCTCTGAGAGAGAGGGGGTAGTAGTGGTAGAAGGGTCGAGAGAACGGGTACTAACTACCCTCCCCCCATTTTGGGAGAATAGAACATTCGTATCCAGTTCCAGTAACCGGTTATCCGATGTCGTCACCTCCACATATGGAACTAACTGTTGTGTCTCATACCCCACCCCGATCGACACTGCGTCAGGAACCCCGACCGTAGATCCCTCCTGTAATCCGTTGGGGGAGAATACCCTCACCTTACCATCCGATAGTACCGCTACCGACTCCTCCAGAGTCCCGTAGAAGTCCCCTACTGCAACCTGACCCCCCGTCCTGGAATTAGGGTCTCCCCCGAAGAAGGAGTTCACCGAGTTACCGTGCATATCGAACACACGGACGTTACTACTACCTCCTACTCCGGCACAGGTGTAGACGAGATGATCGATCGGGTCGATAGCGACATTCAACCCACCTCGGAACTCACTGTCATAGGCGAAGAAGTTGGCTAGGAGACTCATATTCGATCCGTCGAAGATCTCACATCGAGGACCGCCCCCGTTCTGAGTCCCGATCACGATGTCAGGTATACCGTCCCCTGTTACGTCCCCAGTAGCGATATTGAGTCCGTCTCGATACGTACTCTCTAGGACGAACTGATCGAAGGTGGGTTGAGGGACACCATTCTGAAATGGGGCGATCTGGAGTCGAGGTCCACCTCCCCTACCCCCGACTGCATATACCGTGTACTGGCCGAGTACCGAGGTCTCCTCTAGGGATGCATGGACTGACCCTGTATACCCTGCGAACGGTTGATAGGCGACTTGGTCATTCTCGACAGAACCGTTTATGACCGTCACGTAGGCCGGACAATCACGAGACTCAAGTTGTTCGACAGTGAGTTTCATGGGTGGAATATGAGGTAGGGTGGGGGGTTGTGAATTAGGGAGAAATTATCAGACCGGACGGCACACCCTATTCTCTGAGAGAAAGGATATACCCTCCGGTCTGTAGGTAAGGTCTGACTACAGTGGGGTCACATCCCCAGATCAGCGAGTACTTTCATCACAGCAGCGATCAGATCCGGGTTACTACCGATCGCCACAGCATCAGTCAGTAGCTTCTCTGCCGCAGCGAGAACCCCAGTTCGGTTGGCTACAGCGTCCTTGAGTGCGGCGAGATCGGCCAGGAGAGTCCCGTTACCGTCCTTCCGTACCTCACTGAAGAGGTTGAGAAGGTCCATGACGAGTCCGAATGAGAACTGAGTCTTATCCCCCTTCTCGGCAGACTCCTTAGACATGGAGTCTTTCACAGCACGGGCGAGCTTCAAGTCCTCTAGTCGCTGTTCCTTATCTTTCTCAGAGAACAGTTTGGGGGCTGCCGTATTCGGCGTAGCGGTCCCGGTCAAAGTCACTGTCTTACTCCCCCCGAAGATCCCCCCACTCGGAATCTGACCCGTCACCGTGACACTATAGGTCGGATACACCACAACCGGCGGAGGGGGAGGGGCTACACCGACAGTCACAATGGTACTGGCCTTAGCCGTCTCACCTTTGCTGTCGATCACCACCACAGTGGCCGTATAAGACCCATTCGTTGCGTAGGTGTGACTCGGATCAGTACCCGTCTGACCGTCCCCGTATACCCAGTTATTCACGAAGGGACTCGTACCGTTCGTAATAGTGGCGTTGAAGGTAACCGAAGTACTAGCCGTAGCGACCATTGTCGGAGGGAGAGTCACAGAGAACGTAGTCGGGTCGGGGGGAGTAGGTCCGTTACCCGTCGCTTGGCACCACATCGCACCGTAGCCGACCGAGTTAGCACCGTAAGCAGTCCTCATATACCCTTGCTCGCCCCACGAGGTGTCCCACGAGTTACGGAGAATCCAGTATCCACCCGATCGGATCGACACATCATCAGACCATCCCACGAGGATGATCGCATGATTGATCCCCGTATACCCCGTTCCAGTGAATACCCCGCTACTGTATGCGGACCATGCGTCATCCACTGCGACGGCACACGCGATAGGGCCATACTGCATCATCGCTGTCTTGATCGCAGTCGTATCCGCCACACCCTGACTCGATCCCACATACCCGTAGTTAGCGATCTTCCCCGGCATCGAGGACACAGACTTACATCGGGTAACCTGACCCTGGTAGGGTCCGTAGTCACTGGTGAAGGGGAGACCGGAAGACTTGGCATGAGAGAGAACGGTCTCCGGCCAGTCACCGTCACACCCCCCGTTGGAGTAGCAAGACAGAGTAAACTGTTCCGACAGGATGAACTGTCCGGACTTACCGTTACCGGCTTTGATGTTAGCCGACTCGACAGCACCCGTCCCCGAGAAGTCCCAGCAGCTACCGCACTGGGCTTGATTCTTGATGGGGTTTACCCATCCTTGGGTACGACAGTCGAACGAAGCTGGAAGGGGGGTTACAGGACCGGCACGAAGGGCGTTAGGGTTCCTCTTGTGAGAGTCGTCAATCCGCTTCTGAAGATCCTTGGGAGGACGACATCCGAGGAAGGACTTAGCAGCTTGTTCGAACGTCTCATCACTCTTCTCGGCACGGAGACCGAGTTGCTTGTTGAGAGTCACCCGTTCGTGTTCGGCCTTAGCGATTGCGTCATAGACCCGATTCCGCTTGACCGTGTAGGACTGACCTACCGCTTTCTTCTCCGTGTCCTTGAACCGTGCTTCCTCTGGGGACGGCATCGGTTGAGGGATGTTGTCTTGAGTTGCATTCACGTACTTACTGGAGTTGACCCCGAACCCAATGAAGAGTCCGAGGACAACGGCACCGAAACACCGATAGAACATGATCACCGTGGGGTTAGAGAACTGGACGACTGGGGCGAACTACTGACCGTGTGGGGTGTCGTTAGGGAGGAGACAGACCGTCCCCGGCTATGGAAGACGATTAGTACCGTCGTCACCTCACCCCACGTAAGGCGTCCATAGCCGGGGGGTACGAGTCATCAGTCTATTAGACTATCCGACCAGTAGTAGCTTAGAGTAGTACCGATAGGTAGTCTAAGACTGACGAGATTGAGGAGAGGGTGGGTCAGATTTGCGACGGGGGGTATACGGGGCTGGAGGTCCGGTATCAGAGTGTCGTCTATCGAGTACGGTTAGGATTACATCTGTCTTATCTCGAATATGGGAGATCTCAGCAACTACTTGCCTCAGTACCTCAGCCGTCTGCTTATCGATATCGTCCCTAGACTGTAACCGCCTCTCATACTCCTCTCTCATACTCTTACGTTCCTCTCGGATATCTGGGTAGACCACTCGAATAACCCAGATACCGAGAGCGATGAGAACTAGAAAACTACCTCCCTGTGCCGTTGCTTGAACCATCTGTATGAGTTGCGTATCGGACGGACTCATAACTCAGTGACCACCAAGACTGTAGAGGTAGTGATATACTAATAGTCGTGTTTCAGTCAGAGCATAGTAAGGACTGGTTAGTTATTACGGCTTCTTAGGGGGCTGAGAGGACGGGATCGTATTCCAGTAGGGTTGACCCGACACCGGATCAAACTCCAGTACGGCATTACCGATAGGTGGTGGAAGGGCCGTAGTCTTACCGTCCTTACAGTAAAAGATGGTCCCGTTGGCGTTACCGGCACAGGGGTCGGCAGCAGCGGACGGGGGCACACCACACGATTGCTGGGGATTCTGAGGATTAGGAGACATCGTGACTACTCGCTTTCTCTTTGTACTAGTTGGGATCTTAGGACTGGGGACATTACTAGCATGTCGTCAGGAGGTACGGAGAACAGAGGTAGAGATTGTCAGTCTCGACTCTTTTATCCGTACACACAATCGTACTCCGTCGACTGCTAGTTATGCGTGGGAAGGTAAGACAGTTCAGGTTACACTGAACCCGAAAGAGCGTAGGTACAAAGTGTATGAGTGGGGGGTTGGTATCGAGTCGGATATCCCGAATGCCCCTCCGGTCGTCATGTTCCTCTCTGAGAGAAAGATAGATACGGCGGGTGATACACTCGTTCTTATAGTCACCGGCAGATGTCACGGTAGGGTGAACGACGGGGTGAGAAGATCGAGAGACATCAACTGGTATATCCGAGTTGATAACTGTTCTATCGATGTCACTCGTCCGGTCGAGCAATCGGAGTGAGTTTCATCTTCTTACGGATCTCCTCCAAGGTAGCGACACTCTGATTGACCGCTACCGTCATCTTGGTCACCACCTCCCCTAACTCCCTCATCATCTTTCCTTGCTCCTTCAGTACAGCTAGTTCATGCTGTCGCTTCTTATCCGCCTCCATACCCGCCGCTAATCTGTCCTTCTCCCTCTCACTCTCAAACATTGCTCTGAGTTGACCCTCAGACTCCTTACGGGCCTCCATACTCTCCCGCATGAAGTACCCTGCTAGCACGAGTACGGCTACGGTCAGGATGAAGGCTAGTACTCGATTGAGTCCGTCTCCTGATAGTGCCCCTACCGATCGTACTACCTCTGTCGCACCTTGTACCCCTCTGTCGAATACATTATTCGGAGAGGGTTGGTTATTGATGACGACTGGAGTCATGACGGATGGGAGTGCATCGTGTTCAGCGGTCGGCATGTCTATTCTCTGAGAGAAAGAGAGGGATAGACAGAGGGCGGAGGGTAATGGACAGTCCTATCGGAATGAACATTGATGGAACGTCGCATCACATGTCTTGATATCGATTGCACAAGTATTGACCCCGACCAAGTGACAGTTATTGAAGGTGAACTCTCGAACCCCATTCACCATCGCTTGGTTCACCATCTCGTTGAACTCAGTCTGCCCCTGCTCGCCCTGATAGACCTTGTTATCGATAGTCATGACTTTTCCTCAGAGAAGGTTAGAAGATACTCGGGGGAGATCGATCATGTGAACCCGATATTCGACCCTGCACTACCGGCACCGATACAGGCGGACCCATTCAAGAGTACGTAGTCCCCTTGGAACACTGTGTTATGGCTACCGATCCCCGGTGAAGTAGTGATGTTACCTGTAGTCGAGGAACCAGCTACAGGAGGGGTGGTAGTCGTGTTGAAGTTGTTCGTATTCCCGTTCAGGTCTGTGAAGTTAGCGAATGAGTTACCGTTGAAACTAGTTGCTTGGTTATTCGAGAACCCAGCACCGAACACAGTCGCATACCCCGTGAAGATACAGTTCGTGCATGAGTAACCGATACCCTGCCATGTTGCTCCACTATCATTGTTCCCGTAGATGAACCCGTTCGTGGCACCTCCACTAGCACCTAGTACGAACACACAGTTGTTATAGGTAACTGGACTACCACCTGTACTACCTCGGATACGACCACTGTGCTTACCGAAACAACGAGTGAAGGTATTAGCGTACTGGGCGTCCCATGAGACATTCAGGAACGAGTCAGTCACCGTGATGACCGAGACACTCCCCCATGTCGGGGCGACGAATGTAGTGAACGTACCGATCTGACATTGAGTCAGAGTACCGTTGTTCGGTCCGAATGCCGTTCCCGTACCCGCCGCTACCCCAGTACCGAGAGGGGGGATGAACTGGCATCGGGTTGCAGCGATAGACCCTGTATTGATGTTCTGTCCGATACCGGAGATAGCCCCTGAGAGTCCGGTAAAGGAGCAATCGACGGCAACGAACACGGTGGCGTTGATATGACTGAATGCCGATTTCTGACCCCCGATCACATTACACCGATAGAGACTGATACCTGTTGACCCTACCGAGTTGTGACCACTGATACCGTCGTCACAGTGAGCGACATTCACATCGTAGGCGTTAACCTGTGCCCCGATACTACTCCCGATACCGTTACCCGATGCGATCTCGTACCCGAATATCTGGAGTCCATTCCCGTAGATATTGAAGGTATAGTTCGCATCGTTCGACTGTCCCTCAATAGCCGATGCGAGTGCGGCACTCAGGTTATTCGAGATCAGTCTACATCCCTGTTGGAAGTAGACGTTACAGACGGTGGGACTACCTAGAGTTCCTAGAGTCGGGGTAAGGGTGTCGTCAATAAGATCGGAAGCGGCGACGTAGGCATTGACCGTTGTCCCCCCAGACTGTGCCGAGAGTGCTGTGGTGAGTCGGGATAGTGTCTTGAACGGCTTACCCCGACTCCCGTCATTCTTATCGTTACCCCAGGGGGTGACATAGTAGTTAAACGGTCCGATCGTAACGGGTATCCCAGCAGTCGCACCGATCGAGGTAGCCGTGATCGGGAGATTAGGCCCACCTCTCTGCTGGACAATCCCCCCCGGAGGATTAGTTAGTCCTCGGAGGATTGCGATAGGGGCTTGAACAAGAGGACTCATACCGGTGTCACGCTAGCCGTCATAGCGGTTCCCTGACCACTCACGGTATCGAGTAGGACACAGACACCCGCCGACCCGTTAACCTGTGCTAGATACCGTTGCTTGAGAGGTGTACCAGTCCCGTTGAGAACGGTCATGGGGATGATATTCGCTGCGTAGTACGTTCCGTCCCCGTCGAGACAGAATACAATCGGTTGTACGGCTACAGTCGATCGGAAGTCAGTCGCCGTGATTGTGATATCGATGATGGCGTATAGATACCCCGTACAGTCGACTGGGGTAATCGCACCTGGGACGACATAGGCGTTATTGGAATTGAACTGTGCGGTGGTAAACTGGTTACCTGTCCCGACTACCTGTACATCTACTGCACCTGCCGTACCACCTGTCGTGAACGTCCCTACCGCCGTGATCACACACCCACTCGTTCGACTCGCTGCACCCGTCTCGGGGATATTACAGACGAACTTGGGGTTACCACTATCGGTCGAGAGAAAGATTGCGTATCCGACGGGTGTACTAGAAGGGGCTGTGAATGTCATCCGGAGAGTACCGTTACTACCCCCCGGAGTAGAACTCACTACAGCCGGACCGACTGCGAACCCGTTAGCGTTATATGGTACGTAGGCGGTGTAGTAAGTCGTACCACTAACGAGTGATCCACCAGTCTGACCGGATAGGGTGATATTCCCCCCTACCCCGATCTTATCGATAGCGGTAATAGCACTCCGCTGGACAACCTGTGTGCCTAACTTGGCATTCGTCCGTAGGTTAGCAGTCCCTAGTACGGCTAGGAGATTGTATACCGGTCCGAGAAAGGGGTCACCAACTGATCCCGCACCACTACCTGTCTGGAGATACTTAGCTGCTCCAAGGGCATCCAGGATCTCAAGAGGGGTCGCCATTACAGATATCCCCAGTCTTCTAGGAGTACGAGTAGAGCGTATTGAGAGTTACGAGAATCGTTGAACTGAAGAGAGGGTATATACGGTGGAGGCGGTGGGGGAGGACTCGTACCACTCTTCTGTTCATCTGCCGTCATGACAGAGAGTGGAGATTGTAGACTGCTTAACCATGAGGTAGGCATAGGGGTTATACCCCCCAATACGCAGCGGTCCCTGTACCCGATCCGGACAGGATATAGAGGTACTGGAGATTACCGAACCCATCGATCGAGTTAACTTTCATAGCCGCACAGTCGATCGACTCTTCTCCACCTGCCGAGACTGGGAATCCTGTACTAGCGGTCAGTCCGGATAATGCTGCGGCATCATTCTCATAGAACCCGTAGTAGAAGGTCTGACTACCGGTGTTCTTAAGACGGATACCGGTGTAGACTCTCTGACCAGGACTTACCACTAGAGCGGTCGGGGTAGAGGCACTGATTGTATTATTCTGACCGTTGAACCCAACCATAGGGAGTAGTCCTCCGTAGTAGGAATGACCCTACATACCAGAGGACTAGTTTAGTTGGATAATGACTAGTTGGCTAAAATCAGGGGTAGGTTAGGAGGTAGATAAGTGTTTTACGAGTACCGCCTTATGGAGATAGGTCTTATGGATCTCTAATCCGAATGGTTCTAGTGGATTCAGAAATGGGTGTAGGGCACGATATCCACCTAAATAGCAGTCTTGTTCGTCATGTCTCTGGTGTACGTCTTGGGTCAGTACGAGACACTTCCATCGTCGCAGTTCGATGAGTCTGGTGAGTAGTTGGGTGATAACTGAGTTCGGGAGATGATGTAGGACATCCTTACAGAGTAGGACATCAGCGGGGGCTATGAGTTCAGGACTCTTGGTTGCATCTAGTAGAGACCATCTCCCCGCCGGGTAGTTTCTCTGAAAGAGAGATAGAGCCTTGGGAGTTACGTCATACCCTTGGTAGATCGGGAAGGTCAGTTGACGAGCGATCATCCCGTCCCCACATCCAATATCGACACAGGAAGTCCATCCCTCTTTCTCAGAGAGTTCCTTGATGATCTCAATATATGGTTTGCTCTCCCCCTCACTACTCCCTGACCCACTACCCCCTCCCCAAATCCTTCTCTCGTAGATAGTCGAGAACCGTGATGACGGGTCGATAGTCCTACGATTGAGAACTGAGGCGAGGATATCGAACACTCTACCCTCTAGAGGAAGTTGATACCGAGGGTTAGAGTACCCAGTCTTACCGATGGGGATATCTTCAGGGTCGTAGAGTTTACCCCGACACCTATGGACGATCATCGGTTGACTATTCCACCGACAGACGAAAGAGGTATCGTCCCAATCCGCATTACCGAGACAGGTATAGGTAGATGCTCCTGCTTGTAGTGCTACTCTCCATGTGTCCTGATCCCCGAACATCTTCCCGAAGTAGTAGTCTGAGTGTTCGCACATCCATGCAGCAGCCGCTATCAGGTTCCACCCTCGGTCCTTACGGGATATGAAGAGTTGTCCCCCTTGGACTTGGGGGGGTTTCCCGGTAGGAGGGATACCGAGCTCGTGCCACTTTACCGTTCGATCGTTTCCAGGGAGATCCTTCCAATAGACGAATGGGGACTGATCGAGTACCGAGAACATAGGGGTAGGGTCAGACACACAGTATGCATCGGCATCGAGATAGAGGAGTCGATCGAATGGACAGTGAGCGATAGCGTATAGCTTGGACTCCCATCCCCCCTGTCCGATATTCCCCCTCGGTATTCGAGTATCCCCTAGTCTCTCGGCTACTGCATCGGCATCGATCAACTCAACGTCTAGTCCTTCTACATCAGTCGGATCAACTGGTTCACAAGATCCTCGATACCACACCTGTATCGGGAGAGTACACCCCAACTCTCTTAGGAGTCGACACCCTATTACGATACCGATCCAATAGGGACCGCCCCCTACGTAGAGGATACCGTCATCGTGACCACCACCCGGATCGAGTGGGGGATTGCCGATTATTTCTCTGAGAGAGAGGAGATAGGACTGTCGGTCAGGTGAGGGAGTGGGGTAGCGGTCGGATAAAGGGGTGTTATGAACGGAGGAAGGTAGCTCCGGTAACTCATAGTCTTCACACGTCCGACAGGAGTGAGCATGAGGTGATATCGGACCCCTAGTGACTCTTTCGTAATCTCCGGACGGATGAAGACATTGGTAGACATGTTTACCCTCTGCGGCTTGGCTATTACAGGACGTACACCGACTCAATAACCCACCTTGGTATCGACACGGGGTCTTGAGAACTGGTAGGGGATTTCGAGTCTGAATACCGCCCGGTGTATGGGGGCGGGTTCGTATTGGGAGGATATGACCGTCTCCCCCTCTCAGTTCGTTAACAGTCTGATTGGTATGGAATGAATAACAGTGACCGCAGGTGTCAGACTGGTGGTAGGAGTAGACTCCGACTCTTACCTCGTTCTCGATGATGAAGTGCACTCGGTCACAGGTACACCCTACTCTTTCTCTCAGAGAAGTAGTTGTCATATGAGGACTCGGATCAAGGCCCAGTAGCGGTCCCGAATGCGAAGTGGATGACAGCCGGATTACAGGTATAGGAGGATGCACCTAAGAAGTTACCGCTACCGTCTCCGTACACTGCTTGGCATACGAATTGATTACTACTGGTCCACCATAGATACCAGCACGATCCCGTAGACGGGTTGCATACTGTATAGGCACCGAATCCAGTCCCGGGGGGGTATCTCGGGTATGTGGGGTCCCAAGTCATATCCCCTGTGAAGCTACCCGAGGGGACATCGGCACCGGTCCAACTCAAGATAGAATTAGTGTCGAGTTCTGGACACCCCCCTGTAGGAGTTCCGGGGACTGGGCACGAACCCTGAGACGGTGCCGGTAGTCCACAGCATCCAGTCGGATTACGGACAGTCGAGGTAGGACCTACTATAGCACCGAATAGGGTTAGGTTAGCGAACTCGACGGTGAATCCTATGATCGTACCCGAATCGATACTACCACTCATGGGGACACCGTAAGAGAACACTGTCCGAGTTGTGTTGAGTTATTACCGTCCCAGTGAGCGTAGAAGTCCGGTATCACTTGGAGAAACGATTGGTCCGTCCATAAAGGGGAGGTAGGAGGCGGTGGATTAACAAATGCTCCTGATTGTGCGGCGATACTCCACCCGTTGAAGGTAATGTCATATCGTACCGAGATATTCACCGTGCCGTAGTTACCTTGCCACATATGAGTCGTCAGACTCGTCTGACCGTAGAACACAACTCGATATGTACCCGCTACCGCACCGGTCGGTATAAATACGATCAGATCAGGATGGGACTCTAGTAGTCCTCCGTCTGCCGTCGGATATTGGCTATCGCAGATAAAGTCCCCTACCCCATCTGTTACCACGAACACCCCGTTGAATAATAGTCCACCGGGATCGGTAGGACTCTTGAACCCCTCTAGGTGGACAGGATCACAGTAAGGGAGAGACATTGTCGACTGTCCATCACCGGTTGAATAGTACACAACCGGACCTACAGCGGGGGCGAGTTGCCAAGTTACTGACGCCGATATGAACCAGTTGTTACCGGGCAGTGCCGGACCGAGACAGGTAGCGGTAATTAGAAGAGGTGGACCCACTCCGGTAGCGAATAGTGACCAGTATCCAGCACTGAACGAGTATGGTCCCCTCGGTACAAGATAGGTTCCTACCCAGTCTACATATCGACCGTCGGGGGAGAGATCGGTAAATACATTACAGACAGCGGGTGGAAACTCTAGTCCTGCTGGGCAACAATCAGACGGGAACGGGTTTGGTGGTACACAGTCTGGTAAACAGGTATTACCAGCACTCATCCCACCACCAGATGGTATCGTTACGTTCCGATACTCTACCCAGTAGCCGATAATACACCCGCAGGTGACTCCCGCATCACCAGAGGATAGGTCTACCTCACCACTATCAACCCTACCTGATTCTCCACCAGAACCGGGGCAACAGTCGTTAGGGATGAATCGACAGTAGGGGTCTCCTACAGTGGTCCCGACTGGGAATGTCACTTCGGCATACGTAACGTCAATACCCGTGATACAGTGAGGGGTAGGGGTGAAACTCCCTCCTGATCCGGAACCACTAGGGACTCCGGACCCACCGCTACCACTCGGACCTGCCATATCTATTCTCTGAGAGAGAGGATACTACGACCCGCCGCTACCCGATCCGGACCCAGCGTTACCATATACCACACAGATATTTGTCACTACAGGGATCGTTACCCCTGACCCACCTGATGACGGTGTGAACGTCCAGAGGTTAGGGATAAGAGGATCGGGTGTCGCTGTGACGATACTCCCTACAGTCGGAGTACCAGAACCGGCCTGATACAGTACATAGAATGGGGGGCTGTCACCGAATCCTAAGTCCGGGCCATTACCAATGACCCCACTAGAATACACCTGAATCGACGCTGACCATGCCGTACCGTTTGTCCCCGTTAACTTGACCGTGTATGAGTACCCTACTGGGGGGCGGTTACCGTAGGAGTTACGATCCGCCCAGTTCGATCTTACTACTCGGGTAATCACTCGATCGGACGGCATCACTCGACTGACCCGACCCATAATCTCGGGTGAGGAGTTGTCCCAGTTACCGGGAGTGTATTCCCACTCAGTACGATCCTCTAATCCCGTCTGGACCCAAGGGACTACCCCTCGGAATACACAGTCCGTTTTACTCAACCACCATCGATAATAGTCCTTAGCCGCTTGAGTCGCATACGGGGTCTGTACACCGGTCCCGTCGCTGGCCTTGGCATCCCCCATCACCCATGCTGACGTTCCACTGACTCCCGTTGCACCCGAGTAGGTAGCAAGGGCTAATGAGGCGAGAGTGATATTCTGGACTACCTGTACATCACCCCAGAAAGCGGTATTCACACTCGCTGGTATCGATCCTACTAACTGATCGACTGTCGACCGTCCCCCGTAACCTACCTGTTCCTCATAGGTCTCGAATTGGGTCTGATCATCAGAGTCCACGTTATCAGACTTATTGATCGAGTACGTCCCGTCGAGATTAGCGATGAATCGTAGACCGACTGTGGTACAGACTGCGTCCATTGTCAGGGGGAGTGGTACTGCGGGGACACTCCATCTCAGAGGGTTAGGAGTACCGTAGTTAGTGGATACAGTCGCCGTAGTGGCGGTGATCCCCATAGCCGTATTGAGTCCGGATATGAGGGTGTTCCAACTATCCCCCGCCGTGAATGAGTAGTTCAGTTCCTTCAACCAGAAGTAGTACCTCTTATCGACCAGTGTTATCCACCACATCGTCTGTACGGACTCAGTAAACCCCGGTCTAACCCCGAGTAGATACATACTCGGCTGAATCGACCCACCAATACCGTCATCAATCAATAGGGTCTGTGCCGTCGCACCACTACCAACGGTACTGAGAATAGTAGCTAGTCCAGTACCGTCGACCAGTCCGTGAAAGACCGCCCATCGACTACACCCTACCGGCCAGACTAGAGTATTGAGTCTAGCCTTCTCCTTATTCGGTTCCCCCGGACAGGGTAAGTGCTGAGTCTTGGCAGTGTTATAGGCGGGGAAGGTCCAAAGTTCAGGAGCGACACTAGCCCACCATCTTTCGACAATGGGCATGAGTACGTCCCGTCCCTTTTCTCTGAGAGAGAGGAACGGGACACCACAAAAGGTCATAGGCATAGTCTAGTACCCAGTAGATTCGTGAGGACGTAGATCGAACTTGATTCTACTGAATACTGAAGGAAATGTGGAACGAGCGTAATTGAGAGCATTACCGTAACACCACTCACCTTTGATTACGAACACACTGCAAGATCCTGGTCGGCTATCTCCTGAGTTGTCATAGAAAGATATAATAGTCCATCCATTAACTACTGTTCTACATACCATTCCTAAAAGATTCTCGCCTTGTTGTGGCAGTAGCCCACAATCAAGGATCGAATATCGGAATGGTAGTAGTCTCTCTAGGTGTCTACCTGTGTTAAAGTCCCTATCGTGGAGGTAATGACCGGCCGATCTACCAGGCTGTATACCGAAGTAATAGCACTCTGGTATCGTCTCTTTCTCAGAAGACATATCACGCACCTGTAATCAGTGTGTTAGCGATAGTCGGTGACCCACTATAGGGTAACTGATATGTCGAGTTCTGGAATAGTTGCCAGAAGAAGTTTTGCCAGTTAGCACACCAGTAAGTAGCCCCTCCCTTATCATTACTGAGTGCCACCGTATATCCGTCTGGAGTCACCCCGTTCACATACGGAGCAGCGGGGTTACTGAATACACAGAGAGCCGGTCCACCGATATATAGTGAGGTTGGTACAGCCATGGACAACCAGTCCATGAACAGATTACCACCACTGACCGCAGTCGTGATCTTGATATCGAGTCTGACCGTCGAGGGTATTACTGTCGGGAGTCGGAAGTTGAACGAGTGTGCTACCCAACTAGTCGTCACTGTGTTGAGGTTGATATCGACACTATTCGCCGTACCACTCTGATCGTTAATGACTGTATTCGACCCATCGACTAGAGCTATGCGAATATGTCCTGTGATAGAGGCAGACGCTTTGAGATAGAAGTTACCGACCCACCCCGGTGAGGTGACTGTTGACGGCGAGACCGTAGTAGTCGTGCCAGCAGTAGATCCGGAAGAGGAAGAGGAGTTGAACTGCTGTGTAAGATGAGTGAGTACAGCCGTAGGGAGAAATTCGAGACAGTATGTTCCGCTGAGTGGGGCAGTAGTAGATTGTTGGACATCGGTCCCCCAAGTCCCTGTTACGAGATTGAAGTTATTAAGTACGGCAGTGGGGCTAGTCGATTGAGGAGTCCAGTTAGCGAAGTCCCCATTGGTCAGTAGGTTACCCCCCGAATCGGCATAGTCACTAGCCGATACAGCATTACCGTTCGCTACTCCCCCCGATCCTTGTGGGTAGTCCCAATCGAATTGTCCTACAGGAACCCCGGTCGCTAGGGATGAGTTATTCTGTACTCCCTGCCAAGACCACCCCTCAAGTCCCTGTGTTGCACCCCCTGTGTACGAATCATTCGTGATCGTCAGGGTAGTAGACTCGGGAATGATATTCTGCCAGAGAGTACCATCACCTCTAGTTAGGGTAACGACTACATTACCCGTACCGATATTAGTCGAGAATGCTGTGACTGATGAACCCACACTACATGACTGTACCGTAGCGGACTGAGCGATCATCTGTTCCATCAGATAGTAGAGAGCCGAGTTGATATCGGTCCCGAAGGTAGGGACTTGTGCCGCTACCATGTTGAGTAGGATCGACTGTGCCGTATTCTGCCATGCGAACATACCCTGAGATTCGGTCCGGATATTCGAGTCGTAGGAAGATGTAAGACCTACGATCCACTCGGGGTTGATATAGGCGTATCCGGCTAACTCATTAAACGGGACTGGTTGTAGGGCTTGAGTCGTATTGATGAGGTAGTTGTTACGGCCACATCGACCGATTGCAGTGAAGAGATTAGTGAGATTGAGACTCATCTAAGCACCGTCCATATTCTCTGAGAGAAAGACAGTAGACTATGCCGATCCAGTTGATACGAAGTCGTCTAACCACTTACCTAGATCGGTAATCGACCCGCTCAAGAACGGGGGTGTATCAGCCGTGATTACCACCTGAGTCGCATCCTTGGCCTCATACTGGTACATCCCCTGTGCTTCGTAGATCACACTGACATTATCACTAGCCACTCTCTGATTCAGTACCGAGGGTGTACCCCCTACGAATTGCCAATTACTATCGTCTACATCTCGGGGTGGGATATTCGGAGGGGCACCGACACGGCTAGCGATCCATCGTCTCGTCCAAGTACAGGTGGGGGATGAGTGGTTGATCGCTACATTCGTCCCACTGGGGGATGTCGTGGGCATGACGATAATACCGGGGTCTTCGGTATAGTCATTAATCGACGCCCACTGTGTGTAGACAGCCGGTTGACCGTCATAGTAGTACAGTCCGTTAGAGTCGAATATGGGGGTAGTGGGGTACTGAGAGGCGATCAGTCCTGAGAATGCTGCTGTGAGAGTCGCTTTATCCTGTACTGCTCCGGCTTGTCCAGCACCATTACCCCCACCAGCAGGAGTATTCCACAACTGGATAATCGTATGGATACTCTTCGGTCCGGTTCCGGGAGCGTTAGGGGTAACGGGGAGACCACTACCGCACTGATCCTGTAGTAGTGCAGCATACATCTTAACTGTCGTAGCCAGTCCGGGTAACCCATCGGCAGGAGCTACGATTGACTCGTTAGGGTTAGCCCACGGTTCATACCCACCGATTCCACCTACCCCGTTACGGTCTCCCGTCCCGAATCCGACCCATGAGAGAGCCGGTATCCCCGTGATATTCACACCCTGTTGATTGATGACTCCTACGGCGTTCCTCTGTCCTAATCCACCCGCCATATCCCCTGCTGCTGGATTGATCATCCCGATAGCATTATTGGCCCAGTTAGCTTGGGGGTTATTGACCGCTCCTACCTGACGTTGCTGATTCGGGGTGATAATGTAGGTTGATCGATATGCCGCAACTACAGAACTAGTCGTCTCCTTAGTCGAGAACTCGCACGACCCTATGATACGACCAGTCGCTAGTAGAGGAGATGCAGCGAATATCCGTGACCGAGCAACGGACATCGCTATATCTCTGAGAGAAGAGGGTCTAGCAGTCAGTGTGCCGATCAGAGTTACCGTAACCTGACCCTTTCGGTAGATCTCCCCCTTAGTCGATTCCCATGCTTCAGATTGATCAATGTCCATCTCGACGGCGGGGTAGATCGGTGCCCACTTAATCTGGGTATCCAGGAACGAGTAGTCACATCTCAGACCGTCCCGAGATATCGAGTAGCTAGACGACTCTCTCTTGAACCCTACCGGACATAGAGGGGCGATTAAGTTACGAGTACAGTAGTCGATGTTGATATTGGATAGGGCGGATATGATACACGTCCCATTCCATCTCACACTCTCTCGGAACGTCCTGTCATAAGTCTTGGTCATCTCCCATCTATTACTAATCGGATCAGAAGGAGATTGAGTACCACAGTCACGGATGAATACAATGACTGACCAGTTAATCTCTAGAGTTTGCATAGTCGTATAGACGACACTGATAGCATCGTCTACCGGCCATGGTCCGGTTGCATCGTCTCTACCCTCTGGCAGATCGATAATAGCAAAAGTCTTATCGGTTACTCCTGCTGACCCAGATATATTGTAGTAGAACGCTTTACGAGGCTGGCAGAGATAGTGTCTAACTCGTCGGATTAGTCGGTCGGCTGTGATATCGTCCTCTTCGGCAGGGGGGTAGAGACCCCCCTCTAGATCCGGCATCTCACCAGCGGCTAGTATCGACCGTACCGTGATATGAACTTTCATGTAGAGAGCGTCAGTCCCAGACGGGTCTTTAACCGGTCCGTACTGATGGGACATGGTATTGACAGTCGGGAGTGTAATCCCGTTATACACACATGACATATGTTACCTGCACCTACCGTGCGTCAGGACGCATATTATTCAGAGGATTGATCCACCCGGGCATACGTCTGGGGTCAGGAGGTGCCGCACCAGGACCACCAGCAGGACCACCCGGCCAGTGACCCATATTGACGATATCCTTTGCACCGTCGATCTTGACCCCGAAGATATTCTGTCCGGGAACGTCATCCTTCCTGCCGACCGTAAAGTCTAGTAGCTCGTTAATGTCCTTAGCGATTGAGGCGATAGGACTAAGGATATTATTGAGTAGGTTGAGTAGATCTGATCCGACTGTGTTGGCGATATTCATCAACAGACTCTCAATCTTCTGCCAAGTCTGCTCGAATCGATTGAGACTATCCGTCAGATTACGACTCGACCCCCCTGTCTCTTGAGCCGTCTGGATATCCCGCAGAGTCCTACCCACATCGAGTTCGGCAATTCCTACGGCTTGTTGTCCACCTACCTGAGATAGTCTCCTGATCTCGTCTTCCTGTGCCCTTGTAAATGCATAAGTAGCTTTACTGAACTCGGCTACTGCTCCTGCAAATACTGTCGCACCAGATAGTATGAGCCCCCCTTTGGACCCTAGTACCCCCTCACTGAGAATACCCCCTAATCCAGACTCGGTATCTTCATCAGATTGAGTAGGAGTAGACCCCTTAGCCGACGAGACTTTCTCTGAGAAAGAGGATGATCCCCCACTCTTAGCTTCTCTGACTGATCGGGACTTGAATCGACGGTATAGGTTCCTCCCCCGACGGAATGTCCCCCCTATAATCCCTGACACCTGTTGACCGAATCGACCGAGGTTAGCACCCGCTCCCGAGGACGGTACGAAGGACAGTAGGTGTGACCAGTCGAACGGTTCATCCTTCTTCTGTTTCTGCTCCTCTTTCTCAGAAGGAGTTGTAGGGCCGACACCCTTTTCGATTCGGAGTAGTGCCTCTAATATCCTCTCCAGTATCGAGTCTGTGCGAGAGTAGACATCGGCATCAGGGGTAGGACCTGTTACCCCCTCGACATTCACTCTCGACTGTCTACCACCCTCCCCCGAAACAGGTACTAATTCTCCACCCCTAGGAGAGTCGTGAGTAACCCCGAGAGGGGGAGTCGGTGGGATGTTCCCTCCACCGTCCTCCGTACTAGTCGGAGGTGTCTCATCCTGTCCAAAGTCCCATCGACCGTTAGTGAATGAGTCAGTCGGGGAACTCATTGTATCGGCCGGAGACCTACCCGTCCGTGCCGACTCTGCTGCCGTCTGTTCTGCTACCTCTCCGGCTTGTCGGTAATACTCTTCCTCGGTCTGTCTATCGCCCGCAAACGCTTGGTTGACGTTGGAGAGCAGTTCGTCAGCAGTATTAGATTGTTGTATTGCAGAGATGAATTTATCGACTGCACTTCTACGATCTACTCCTAGGCTCTTAACTAGGTTCCATGCTCTGACAATACCAGCACTAGCAAGACCGGGAGGCACCTCCCCACTAGTGAGAAGTGCCTCCCTGAGATTCTTGATATCCTCTTCCATGTTACCCGTCTGGTATCTGTGTCATATCAGGACTTCGTACCGAGTACACCTAGTAGGGCTATCCGAATTGCTGTTGCAGTCTGTTTGATTCGCTGGGCTTCGATGTACTCTCTGAGGTAGAGGAGTCCGCAGGATTCGGCATAGGTGAGTTTGCGGGGATAGGCGATGCCCTGGACTGCAAAGGTACAAAAGGGCGAGCAAGTCTCATGAGATCGAGACTGAATTGGAGATAGGCGTTGAGTGTCCCGAGTTGACCGGCTACTGTCAGTCCTCGATCTCTTTTCACCCTCTTACCGTCGATCATCCACCCCTTACCTACGAACTCCTCAATCCCTGTCGCTTCTCTGAGAGAGAGGAGGATGAGGTTACGTAGCTCGATCCGCTGTTTCTGGGACTCTTCCTCATGAATCCCACCGACTCCTAACGGTTGAGGTTGTGCTAGTCCGGAGTATTGATCCCTCCAATCCAGTCCCACCTTATCAATCAACGTCATCTCGATGACATACGGGTCACAACTCTTCCATCTCACCCCGTCGAAATAGTAGAAGATATTCTGGGGGGCACGGTAGAAGAGTCGGCGGATGAAGTTGAACATGGTGGGGTCGATCAGGAGGTTACTTGGAGTCGTCCGACTTATCATCTAGGTCAAGATCAGTCTCAGTGTCCTCGTCTGTAAGATCGGGGACGGGGTACGGTTCGGCAGAGGTAGAATTCTGCTTATTGGTCTCGATTTGATACGGCATCCACATCGCGTGGGCACCTTCCGGACACTCATCCTTGGGTTGAACGAGTGTCACGTTACAACGGGAGTAGGACTTACCCTCACTGTCGAACACGGCGAGATTCACACACCGATCATTATGGACGTGTGCGATCAGTGCGGCATGGGGTTGATCCTTACCACATCGGGCAGTAGGTTCATGACCGGCAGGGTAGTAGTGGATGACTCGACCGACTGTGGGGGTGATCATTCTATCCTCCTACGATAATGTGAGGTTGAGGGTCGTCATCATCACGTTTGATCTTAGGGGGTCCGAAGTTATAGATGAACTTAACGGTAAGACCGTCTCCGCTAATCCAATAGTCTTGATCCCCCATAACGGTTCCTTGAGGGGGAGTACGAGACTTTATGTATTGTGGATTGGAGTCACAGAGTTCTTTTAAATAAGCCGCTCTCTGCTCTCTACTGGTAAGGTGTGTGGGTATTTCACTCACTCGGATCTTGCCTTCCCTGCGGTAGTGGTATCTCCCCTCAGAATCAAGATGCCAACTCTCTGACATAGTGACATTAACGGGCATATCTGTACTCCCAATTTGAGAGACTGTGACCCTATCAGGGATCGGTAGTGTGATACCTCGATAGTTGATCATGTTTTTCTCTCAGAGAGTGGGGTTGGGACTTAGGACTGTGGAGTCGATTCGACAGGTGGACCCTTTATACGTCGTATCTCTCTTGCCCCTCCTTCACCATCATCCTCTACCACACAGATGACGGTCTGTTCATGATCCACTACGGGACAAGAACTCGTATCCCACTTAGGGACATCCTCGAAGTTACCCCGTTCAGGATTAGTCGTCTTGGCTACCCCAGTGAATCCATACACCAACTTATTCCGTTGGATGAACTGAAGTACCTGTTGATCCGTCGTACCCTCTCGAAACGGAGGTAGTTGAAACCTTACCGGTTCCTCAGTGAGTTCCAAGTTACCGGTAGGGTGGATAATGTGGACGATGAATGTCTTACGAGTCTTCGGGGGCATGGTCTATCTCTGAGAAAGAGGTAATAGGGGATGAGATAGACCGATCAACTCGGGGCTGACCGTTGATATAGAACACCTGTGTTGATACTGGCCGTAGTCGGTGGGACATAGACGAATGCTTGGAGTTCGATCTCAGGAGTCGTCTCCTTCGTCCACACCCGATTATCACCCGGTCGGACAACCCTGACCACAGGGAAGTACCACGGTCCGTCAGCCTCTTCCCCTGCGATACCGAGGGGTAGATAACAAGCGGTGTAGAAACTACCACCCCCATAGAGAGTACCGGGAGTGACGAGAGTCCCATCTGTCGCACTAGCGATTGAGAGAGCCCGCAGCTTGGTCACGAACGTACCATCAAAGGGTACGAGTCGGAATCGGATCGTGGCTATCGCATTGAGAAAGATGTTCTCGACAGGGGCACCATCCATCCCTCCCCCTTGGTCCGACTTGATGCCGTGTACCAGAGGGGTGATGGTGATATCCGCACCGTCCTGTGCTGTCCCGATCGCTGTCAGTGCATTAGCCGCACCGAACGGGAATTGGGGGGCAATCGGTCCGTGTACGTGATACGAGTTAGCCATTGACTATACTACCATTAGAATGTATGACTAACTATGGTTCTCATTGAGATAGACACGGCGGGTGTAGAACTGCCGAGTCACATGGCACCGCTGATTATTGTAGTTGAACCCTGCGTAAGATCTCACACACCTCATCGGCACCAAGTCATCAGGTACAGCATAGTAGGGACTATCTAATAGTAGCTTAGCTAAAGCCAGTCCGGCCTTCATCGATGGATCTTGTCCATTGAAGAGTATGGCAAAGTTGATCGCATCGGCATCCCCGAGTAACTGGGCATAGCACTCGATCAGGAACCCCCCGTCAGCAGCGTACTTGGCATTCACCCTATCCCATGCGAGCATCCCCCCGTAACTCCCCGGCACAGGTTCTTCACCCATGTCCTTGAGGATGACGTAGGGGACTCTCTGTTGTACCGAGGTGAGAGACCCTTGAGTAGTTACAGGAGCTTCATCGAGGTAGATAGGAGGGAGTACCCCTCCGCACACTGCTGGGAATGCGGTAGGGTTGAGAGTGGCGTATAGGTTCTCTACAGCCTTGATCGCCGATAGGACAGGCTGAGCCATTATTGTAGCTTGGAGAATTCAGTACGAGTAGATAAACCGTAGCGATGTTGGTCCGGATGTAGCTTAACTTGACATCTACCTGACGTTAGATACCATTTGAAGAACCCAGCATCATCTACTTCCTGCCCGTCACATTGCACCTTCCCGCCTTTGGATGGTAGAGAAAAGTCTCCTAGTTCGTCCTTATTCCCCCTCGCCGTGACCATATCTGGTCTATTAGGTACTACCACTATCGAGTAGACTTCATATTCTTCTGGCATTAGATCATCTCCATGGCGTCTATGTACGATATAGGGGGGATATTACCGGCTTGCCGATTAGGTGACCGTAGCCCTTGTAGGATGAAGGTACGACCCGTGTCAGTAGCAACTAGTTTCGTCCCTCGTACCAGAGTGACCGACAGTGCTGAGGACAGTATCCCGATGACGTTACCAGTCCTCACCTGATTCTGTCCCAGCATCATCATCTGACCGCTACTAGTTGTGTTGATGATACAGGGGCATGATGATTGGTCGGGTGTGTCCGCCCAGTTCAGTTGTACACCTCCTCCGTAGTCCTGCGTAGGAGCTAGGGGTAGATATATGTCGATTGTATGAGGTGGCATATCTAGGATAGACATATCTACCTAGGGGATGAGATACGCTGGTACGGAATACCTCCCTCGATCACACGGGGGTATAGCACCGTACCGTAAGGGTGGATCGCCGCTACCATCGAGTCGTAGACCGATGCACCCTCTTCGTGATTCGGGAAGTAGTATTGATACTCTGCTACCTCACCCTGTCCTTCCGGTCCCTTGAAGATCACACTGAGTTGTGACGCACCTCGAGCGAATGGGTTAGTACCAGTCGAAGGAGTTGCACCGAATAACTCAGCCTCACCGATGATACGTCCGAACTTCCTCACCAGACTATTCTGTCTAGCATCCTCAAACTTGAATCGACTGATATGGGACGTAATCGGGGCGACTACCCACCCTGGATCGGAGATCGGGGTAATCTGCTGATTGAATTGCCTGTCACTGGGGATACCCCAAGGGTACTTAGGATTCCATCCTGTATTCACTTGAGGGAGGGTCTGTACAGTCGGTACATCCCATGAATACTGTTTGAGTTGTGACATGATAATAACCTAAGAGCCGTGTGTCTTCTCTGAGAGAAAGAGGACTACCGAGGGATCGTACAACCGAATCCATGTGCTGATAGAGACTCTGCTAGTGCTGCTAGTCCCTCTTCGGATCTCTCTTTACTCCCACAATTCAATAATGTACAGGGTGCTTCTATACCAGAGATATTAGCTACGATGTGAGTATCTTGAACAAATATACTCTCAGCTTTGTCTAGATTAATCAAAACCTTATTAGGGGTATAGATCCACATATCTTTTCCTCAGAGAAGTTAGGCGATACAGGCCGCCATATTCCGGTAGGGGTTCAATAGTCCAGCTATATCAGGAGACCCTAGTATACCTTGGATAATACTCATAAGACTGTAAGAATAACCGTCCCACGACTCCCCTAGGGGTTGTACACCGTACCTAGGAGTATTCAACACTCGGGAGACAGCCATACAAGCCGCTAGAGTGATGTCAGGAGGTAACACCACATCCGTTACCCCGTCCGTGTGATACCCCCCGTTGAACACCACCTGTATCGCACCAGGGTTATTAATCCGCTTGGAGGCGACTGTATAGACCGGCTTGAAGAAGGACAGTCCCCACACACCCCCCTGTAGATACTGGACTACCCCGTTACTACTTACAGTCGGGTCAGACTGATCCGGCTCCAACAGATAGTCCACATAGGGGGTCAGGAGGCTACTACTCGTGAACTGTGTTGGGTTACCGTTCGCGTACCAGTTCAGATAGAGATTGAACGAGGAGATGTAGATAGGGGTCTGCTTGAATAACTGTATCTGATTGGTACGGGGGGCGGAGAGGATGAACGAGAAGGATGCGTACTCTAGAGTTCTCTGTAGATACTTCTTAACCGCACTATCGACGGCAGTGCAGATCTGTGTTAACTGAGCAAGTTGACCACCGGTGAACGTCCTATTCGCATAGGTCATCCACTCGGCGGGTGTGATAATCGACATGTTACCTACCTAATCCTCTCGGTAGGACTCGAACCTACGTTTCTGGATACTCCCATCCCGATAACACATGAGACCTCTAGAACAGTCTCCTTAGATCGGTTTACAGTGAGTAGGCGTCCCTATCTCACCTCGGTTTCACCAGCGTCCTAGCCTCTAGACGACAAGAGAGTACACACCTTATCGTCTAGTACATAGAGTTGTCAATTAGCTAGCAACCGCTTTCGTCACACAGAACGTGAACACCGGTTGCTCGGTAGTAGTCCCAGTTAGGTCTGTAACAGTAACTTTGAACGATCCAGCACCGATTGCAGTCACCACGGCACTATATGCATCGGTTCCAGACTTTTGACAGATGTCAACCAAGTCATTCGCCCCCACGGACGAATTACTAACTGTAAAACTGAACGGGGTTGCACTTCCAGCAGCGGACACGAGAGTGATCTGACCGCAAGGGGTATTGATCGTCACCCCAGTGGTACGACTAGTACCCTGAGTAACGGTCCCACCCGCTCCCGTCGCATACCCGATCCCACCACTGCTACTACTACTGAGGATCGATCCAGCAGAAGCGACGTTACCATTCGATGCCGTGACATTGAACTTGTTGGTGTTGACCGAGACGTTACCTGTCACTGCCAGAGTGGAGGACAGGGTAACCGCACCAGTCACACCAAGTGTACTACTGAGGGTAGTAGCCCCAGTAACCCCCAGAGTCCCACCGATCGAAGCATTCCCACTGGTCGTGATCGAGGTGAACGAGGTAGTAGAACTAGTCAGTTGCAGGAACACCGGACCGTTCACAACTGACTGAGTCGTGATCAGGAAGTTAGCTGTACCAGTCGCACAGGTCGAAGGGGTAATCTGCACCCCGACGAAGTTACTGGCATCAGGAACAGCCCATGCGTAGGTCGAGTTGTCAGACGGGGAGAGGGTACTACCCCCACCGACACTGGCGAATGTGGACAGGTCGATCAGTCCTACATTGAACCAGTGCGTACCATCAGTAGTCGCTTGGACGGTAAAGGCGAGAGTACCGTAAGTACCACTCACCTGAATCGTCCAATAGTTCTGAACACCACTCAGAAGGGTGTTATTGACCGCTGTAGTCGGAGCGGTACTCGGTACTGAGAGACTGACTGCGGCCATGTATGTGAGTCCTAGTTAGAGGCTAAGTACCGAGTCTGTTCTCTGAGAAAGAGGATGGACCATACCGCCTAGATATTTTGTGCGACCCCAGTGGTGTATCCAGGGTTGAGTCCCCCGAACTTCGAGGCCATCAGGAACCCAGCGAAGATATACACACTGGTCCCGACAATCGTAGCGACCGCACGGACGTACTGGTAAGGTAGTGCCGTGATCGATGCCGCTACAGGCACTTGGAACGGGATGATCTGCATGGCAGTCGGAGTCGTGGTAATCGTAACGGCATCGTTATTCCCCTGATCCGTACACGTTACCCAACTACCCAGTCCGTCTACCGATGCTTGACACGTTACCGTAACGGAAGTCAACCCCACTGCCGCACCGACTGCGACTAGAAGGTTGATCCGGTTCGGTCCCACGAGAGTCTGAATCGCCCTCCCGTTCGTCGTCCCCGAGATCTGTTGGGGATCGAGAGAGGGTTGTACGGCTGCGACGATCTGGCTGAGATCGTTAAAATAGCTAGCGATTGTAGTATCCTCTTAAGAGTTAGATGGTGGGATGGATTTCACATCCCTGCATCTACCTCCCGGTAGACTCTGACCCGAGGGCAAAGGGATGCTCGGGAGTTCACCCCTATCTCGGACTGCACACATCTAGACTATCTAATACTCTTTAGAAGTTAGGTCCAAAGCCCTGAACGTTCGGAAACCAGAGGAACGCACTCGGATACTGGAATCCGATGTCCCCGTACATAGTCCCCTTGAGGATCACTTGATCCCGCAAGAAGGACACCCCGTCATGACCGTAGGTGAACTGGATCGCGGCGTATGAGGCGAAGATAGCGTATTGGAACATGCCGAAGAACACGTCAGACAGTCCGGTCCCAGACCCCTTCGTATTATTCAGCTTGAGGTTCGTAGTCTGGACTACCTTCCGTCCTCGGAACATGTTGGGGGAAGTCTCACCGAACCGTCGGAGTACATCGACCAACACCCCGGCTTGGTCACCAGCAGCAACAGCATCGGCACGGAGACCGACCGCTGATGCATACTGCATGGGGGCCATCACCCAAGTCCCACCCCCCGCGTCCATGTTGAACGACCGTTGACCGATGAACGCTGGGAAGTAGTCCCCGTACTGCGGAAGGAGTTGATTACCGTTAGTCCCGATACCTTTACAGGTACTAGTAGCAGGATTGGTACTGGTCTCGACGTTCAGGACGAGTCCGGAGTATTCGTTACTCGTCAGACCGAACGGGACCGAGGTAGACCCCTGACCGTACCATGCATACCCGTCGAGTTGCAGACCGAGAGATCGACCGAGTTCCATCTGACACATACTGTCGAGAGTACCAGACGTGAACTGAGTCCCTTCGGCAGTGAGACGGACCGCACCAGCGATCTTCTTAGCCGTCAGGTTCATCTGATCGGTAGTGAGTTGAGATACGGTGATGTCCTGCGACTCACCAACACTCTCGACACCAGGAGCCCCCATGATACGAGGTGCGACGTATCTCCCGTTCGGGGGGAGGGTCATCGCTTGGGCACCAGCAGCCAAGAACCCAGCTTGAGGCCGGATGAGGGGGATCACCTCACCCTGAATTGGGGGAGTTACTAAGTCGGACCCTAGACCGTCATCATATGCCGATTGGGACGACGTATTGACCGGTCCGGACTTGACGATCATCCCCGCATGACGATCGACGATATACCCCTTCCGTCGTAACCAAGCTGCTTCATCAGGGTCGAAGGTCGGTCGGGTGGACGCACCCATAACCGCCTTGACGTGCCGGAAGTCCGTTTCTACTTGACTACTACTCGTCAGCTTACCTCCATACGTCTCGTTCAGGTTGATCGGTAGCCAAATCCCCCCATCCATAACATTAGGGGCGGATAGGGCACACCCCGTCCGATCCAGTACCGACTTGTACATCTTGCAGATAGCCGCTTCATGAGGGGCCATCCGTTCATCCTTGGCGATGAATGCACGGAGGAAGTTATGGAAGTTGAAGGGCTGAGAGTCAGTCCCCCAACTCTTTGTCTCCATCGGTGGGGTGCCAGTTTCGATCATCTCTTGGGCACGGTCATTCGGTACAGTCTGAGCTTCCTGTACCGCTTTCTCTAACCGCTGAACCTCTGCCCGTGCCGTAGCGAGATCCTGTGCGGTCGGGATCTTGGGTTTAGCAGCAGGCTGATTCGGGTTGGTCTTACCGTTCGTGGTCGGCTGACGGTTACCGGTAGCAGGAGTCGCCATATTAGGGTCCGTAGGTGGTGACGGTATTACTACCGGTAGTCAGTTGCGGTCACGATCTCGGATGTCGAGTAGCTGTTGAGCTAGCTGTGATGCTTGGTCCTTCCGATTCATCAACTCTTGATATTCCTCTACTAATCTCGTCTCTTCAGGAGTTAGTTCCTGTTGTTCTAAAGACTTGTTTGTAGTAGAGGCGATCGGGGTTAGATCCTCCCTACGGAACCTGCGGGGTTTCCAGTCCATCGCTTCGAGTTCGGGGAATGATTTGAGGACTAGATACCCCTGAGGATCGACTAGTGGGAGACCACTGTCATCGAGTGACTTATTCTGTTTCTTCTTCTTAGGGTTAGACTCTTCCTCGTCCTCTTCCTCACGATCGAGGTTAGCCTCCTCACTCTCCTCTGAGTCGTCAGTCGCTTCCGGCTTCTCTTCTTCTTGTTCCGCTTCCTCTTCCTCGTCACCCCCCGTCTGTTCTCCCCCCTCCTCGTCTACAGGTGCTTCCTCTTCATCCGTAATCTCTTCTTCCTCTTCGGGGGACACCTCCTCCTCATCTACCATCTCCTCTCCACCCATCTCGGTAGACGACTCCGCACCCAGTCCCATAGTTGCCTGGTCTAGCTTCTCCTTGAGTGCTTCGGCTTGAGCAATACAGTCAGAAGCCATCTGCTTCAGCATGAGACAGGTCTTACCGATGTACTGTCGTGTCTCGATGTCATCAGACTGACTACCGTCCTCTTCGAGAGATGCACACCCATCCATCATGAACTGTGCAGCATTGAGTAGGGCACGTACCCCCGCTGACGGTTGACCACGACCCGCTGTATCATCAGGGACCATAATCATCTCATCATCGATCGGGTCTTCTTCTCCCTGGTACTCTTGATCGATGTCATCGAATGACTTACCTTCGAATCCCCCCGAAATCGACCGGAGGTGTTCGGCGTGCTTCTTCCCCGACTCCTCCATATGATCCGCTACGATACCGAGGTGGGTATCGGGAGATAGGCCGTGTTTCTGCATATGACTCTCAGCCTCATGCAGAGTCCTGTGTAGCTCCCCAGCTTTCTCATGCTGGTTAGCCGCAGCATGGAGGGATTCAGAGTGGTCGTGATTTAGTTCTAGATCAGCAGCACGACGTAAGTAGTCAGATGCACCCTTGTGGAAACTCTGTGCTCGTTCATGGTTACCAGACTCGGACTCTGTCCTAGCACGGTCCGATACGTGGGAGATCACATCTGCATTAGGATGGTGGTGTTGATCAAAGTGCCCGTGAGTCAGAGAGTGTGCCCATTCACTCTCAGCATGGGCTTCCCTCTTGGACCCCTCTAGATCCATTGCCTTAGTCTTCTTACCCCTCTTCTCCCACATGGAGTGAGCGATTGCATAAGCCTGCTTATTGTCCTTGACGGGCTTACCCCGTACCCCCTCCTTCATAATCTTCTCGATCTTCCCACTGATCCATTTGTTCTTCTCGTCATCTACTGACTTGTTCTCCATACCAGCGAATCGTTCTCCATGACTCTCATAGGCACGGTTATGTGCTTTAGCTGCTTCGTAATGTTCTCTTCTCTCACGGTGTAGATGGGGTCCAAACGACCTATATGCCGATTCATGGTAGTTTCTAGCACGTAGGTGACGCTCTGACGCTTCTGCCGAGTCTCCTCTCTCGGAGGCATCTAAGGCTAGTTGAGAGTGGTGATGTACGATATCGTGCTCTCCGCCAGTCTTAGGTATAGACGAGGTAACTTCGTGTGCTTCTCGGCTATGTTCTTCTGCTGACATCTCACCATGAGACTTCTTAGACTCTCCGAATGCCTTACCATTTCTCTGAGAAAGAGGAGTATGACCGTTATGGGACAGTGACGGCACCCGATTTTTAACCGAGTGTTGAGAGTCCAACTCATCTAGTGACTTCCGAAGACGGTGAACGTCCCCAGTGTCATACCCACCCCGTTCTTCCATATGATCGGCAACTACCCCCTCTGGAGTATCGTGAGGTAGTGTCTCGCTAGACCCCCCGTGGATGTATCCGTGAGCGTGATGGTGTGCCTTGGCGGTACGATGTGCCTCAGCAGCATCTTTATGGAGACCGGCTAGTCGATCATTTCCCTCGGTCAATGCCCGTTCATATTCCCGATCGTGAGTTTCGGCTGACATGTCGTGATGTTCAATAGCCGCTTGTCGAGCGTTGTTAGAGAATACGACACTCTTCCCATCCCTTACCGGAACACTTCTAGCGTGACTTTGGGCTCTTAAGGCCGATGTCCGTAGTCCGGCTAGTCTCCCCCATCTCTCAGACTCCGAGTGTAGGGACAGTGCTTTCTCAGTGGCTTCCTGTGCCGAATTAGAATGTTTAGTAGGATTAACGGCTTTGACTACCTGTCCGTTGCGGGAAGGAGTATCGATACGAACTGATACAGACCTAGGACGGGACATCAAGGCTGAGTCATCAGTAAAGGACTTGAGTACGAGAGGATGACACCGCTCTCCCGTCAGCAACTTACCAGTCCGAGCGATCTCATATGCTTTACAGATCGTGTCATTACCGTCCGCTAGAAGAGTTCTGCATCCAGGGTTGACAGGAGTCCGAGCATGGGCGTACCCATGACCGTGCCATCGTTCGTAGTGGTAAGCATCTCGATTATCAAGTAGCGACTTGGTATTCAGACTCCAGTAGTCAATCCCCTCTTGGCCGATAGGAGTGAACTCGATCGATACCCCAGTGGCGATATCATCCCTGATCAACTGTTCACACTGTCGGGCGGTGTCGAGACATTCCTGAATCGAGTACGTACCAACCTTACGACGGGTCCGAGGGTCATCGAACTTGGTCCGATCCACACCGTCTAGGTCATTCATACTCTTGAAAAAGATGGACTCTCCCACAGCGACTGGATGAGTCTCGTTCTTCCAGTTCAGCGACTTGATACTGACCGCACCATGACCAATCGGGATCTTATGAGTCCAGTTAATGACTGGGTACTCTTCGAACGGTGTCCAGATACCGCCATCGGGACGAACATAATCCCCTGCAATGTCATGGAGAGGATATGTTAAGATAGACTCGACAGGACCATTGGCGAGTCGAGACTTAATAATACGGCCCGTGAGTGCCGTTAAGTGTTGAGGAGTGTTCATCACCCCGTCATCGGAGATGGGGTGTTATCTTAGTTGGGGGAGTGACTATATGGCTAAAAGTAATCGAGGTAACGGCCGTCAGGACTTCTCTGAGAAAGAGGAGAGTAGCCGGCCTATGATCACTCCGGACCCTAAAATACAGGATCTAGTAGTCAGTCGGGGGGATAGGATTATGATTCATACAAATCTTACTATAGGTGAAGGTGAGGCTACTCCCTCTTCCTCAGAGAATACTAACAGCACTCCCAAGAAGTCTCGAAGGAAGGAACCTCCTATCGCCATCACCATGTTAGATCCTACCGAGGTAGGTCTAGCACTGTGGAGAGCGAGACTACTATTCGTCACCTTTATCGATCAGTTGGCCCTACTCCTTACCGACAAGATCACAGCAGCACAACTCAAGAAGGCTGCACAGGACGAGAAGTGTCAACTACTCTCCACTATCGAGAAATGGGAACCGATCAAGAGGATACAGGGGGTGCTAGATCGTATCCCTGTACCCCCCGATGCCGATATTAACCCCAAGACTGGACTTGATCAGGAGGATGAGGGAGATGAATGACTTGGAACTGATATGGTGGCCGGATGAGGCGATACTGTACATTATGGGAGATGAGGAGTATTATGTGATCATAGCGGATAACCCATTCGGCTACTCTTGGTTACACTCGAAACAGAACTGACATCCTCTTCTCTGTCTCGATCCCTCTGAATCGAGACACAAACTCCCTCATCGCATAGATACCCCATCGACGGGTCATCCATAGACCCGTCCAGGACCATCCCTCTCGATCAGGGTGGTCCTTGTCCCATCCTAATACCTGTGGGGTAACGATGATAGGGGTTCCGGCCACATACACCGTGACTCGGAACCCTAGGTTCCTCACCCTGACGATCGACCAGGGAGTTCTTCTAGTACACGGATACTGGAGAATCCTCTTCCATAAGAACCCATACTGTTTCTTATACCACTTCACCACCATCTCAGCAGCTTCACGGGCGGTGGGTTGAGACCCGAGATAGACGGTCCTCTCATTCACACGGATGATAGCTTGATACCCCCGAGGACGGGAGTTGCACTTGTATACGTCTCGATAACGCCCAGTCCGGGCGTTATAGAGGATGTCAGTATCGTGCATTCAGGTACTCTTGATAGGCCCGTTCAACGGCTCTCTTAGCAGCGGATAGGGTCTTCATCTTAGGTCGAGCAGGAGGATTCTGTAGATTATCAGAATCGAGACCCCATCCATATCCATTTTCCTTGGTACTACCTAGACCACCGCAATAGGGCGGTAGTCCTACGAACCCTACTCGATGTACACCTACATGATACCCATGACACCTATAACCATGTTCCCAATGGAGTTGTTCGGTCATAGTCGGGATTATACAGAGGCGAGAGTCCCATAGTCTACAGTCGGTGTATCATCGGGGAGTGACTTATTCTTCCTCTCCTCTCTCAATCGCTTAGCGTGTTCTTCATGGATATCGGCAGCATTTAGATGGTATACACGGGCGGTATCGTGTATAGACTTCACTTCAGGATCGTTAGATTCCTCAGATGAGAACTTGTGCCCCTCAGCGATATTACGGTGTCTCTGTGCGATTTGAGAGTGATTCGGCTTATCTCTCTTCAACTGATTCCTGATCGCACTACTGTCTAGCGTCCTCAGATACTCTCTCCCCCCGTTACTATGTTTCGACTCCTTGGTACGGTCTAGGGCCAGATTGGATACGTGTCGGGGTTGCTCAGACCCGTGAAATAGACTCTCTCTTTCCCCCATCGACTTTGTTCCCCTCTTCTCATTCATCTTCTCCCCAATCGCCTTAGCTTCCTCATGATCCTTAGCCGAGATATGGAATGCTCGGATTACAGGGAACCCAGCTTCCTTGAACTTGGCTAACCTCTTATGACCGTCCACTACATAGGACTGATGCTTGTCATCCTTCCATAGTGCGATAGGGGGCACCTTCATAGGATCGATTAACTTGAACTCCTCACTCCGTCTCTCCTCTGATAGTCCGTCCTGACCATCGAACTCCTTATACTGTAACTTCTCAGGATCACACTGGATCGACCCCACCACACACCACTCGATCTTACCCCCGTGTCGGAATGTCCCGTCTGGATGACGATGGTACTCTCGGTCCTCATCATCGATCACGACACCGTAGGGACTGGAGGTGACCGGCCAAGGGGTGTCCTCAGTCGATTTGACCTTCCTCTTACTCTCCTGTAGGGCTCTCTTAGCGGCTTGAGACTTACTCAGTCGCTTCCCCTGATACCCTTCCTTGACGAGTTGCTTGGTCCTCTTCCGTACCCACCCCTGAGACTTGGGGTAGTTAGAGACGAGAGTTCCACCAGTAGAGTCTGTGTAGGCGGATTGGGGCAGAGACTTACCTATAATACGATCTGCCATCCTCTCGTCGCCCTCGTCACGTACTCGATCGGATGTTACATGTTCAGGGGTGTCCTCTCTGAGACCGTACTTCTTATTATGATGAGCTACTAAATGGGCGTGAGCAGCTATCTCATTGAGTCTCTTACCTCTCTCGTGTCCTCTCTTGTCTTGAGGACTAATGCCCTCTCGTTCTAAGTGCTTACCGTGTTCTTCTGCCGCTAAGGAGTGATAATGATAGGCTTTTAGATGGTCTGCCTCATCCCCCTCGGTAACACCCCGTAACGCCTCTCTATGTCCCTTCTGAGAAAGATTAGCTGGATGAGATAATGGATATCGTTTTGTACGATTGATGACAGTGGGGTCACTCCTACTAGACGCTATGTGTGCATCAAGACTAGCACGGTAGGCGTCTATAGATTTACCTACCCGTCGAGTCGATCCCTGTTCTTGGTCGTTCTCCATATCCCCCATATCCTCAGACTCGTCAGTCCCCTCACCAATCGGTTGACCGTTCTCATCCAACTCCTGCTCCTTCTGTTGGTAGAGGTGGTCATCACCCCCCAACATATCCAGGAACCACTGTCCCAACTTACGGACCTTCCCCATATCAGGGACTTCACCTCTCGTCCCATTGGGATTGAGAGTATGATGGAGTTCAGCCAGTGTGTGTGCTGCGGCTAATCTCGACACCGACTGTTCAGGAGCAATATCCGTCACAGGAATGTGTACCAGTGCATCGGCGACTGCATGACGGGCATGAGTGTTACCGTGTTTCTCATCGATCAGTCCGTATAGTTTCTCACTCTTATTACGGAACCGATCCATCAAGGATTTGGGGGCATGGACTGGGAGTCCTAGTACCTCGGTCAACTTCTCCTGTGCCATCTTGTTCAGATGGTGAGAGGAGTTGTATGGAGGGGGGCTAACTTCCGGTCGGGGGTTCTCTGAGAAAGAGGAGATCTCGTCACTATCCTCAGGGTTACCTTCAGTGTGTGACTCTCGGTCGTTACCGTTATCGTCCTTTTCTAACCTCCCATAGTCCCGACTCTTATCCCTCGACTTGACCCTTAGTAGATCGTCCCACTCTAGACGGGACTTGAACCCCGTCCCCAGACTCCTGATTCGATGTGCCGTCTCCTCATCCCCTTCATCATGGACCTTATCGGCGATGATTCCAGGGTCAGTGTCAGGATGGAATCCATGAACCTGTGCATGGTGTGCGGCTAGATTATGGGCAGCAGCACGACCATGAATATACTGTGCATACTCATGTCTCTTGGCCAAGTCCCCTACGGCGTTATTCGACCCTGGATCATGCTCATGGAAGGCAAGATCGTGGTATCTAGCAGCTTTTAGATATTCACCCGACTTAGCCGCGTCGAGTGCTTGTTGGGCTCTTCGTCGGGCTGGATGCTCATGGTGATATGTGGAGGCAGTCGTAGCATGATGTGCTGACCCCGAGAATCCTACTGGATCTAGTGCTTTGTACGTGACGGTAGACGGTGTGTGTACTACCTCTCTCTCAGAGAACTGAGTCGGGACGACGGGTTGACCCCTCTGAAAGAGAGAGAGAAGAGTCACCAACTGAGTCGTCTCACTCTTACCCTTATCGATACCCCGCTCGTAGGACTCACGGGCGAGTCTCTTAGCTTCCTTGCGTGCTACTGAGATCGGGACGAGTGGTTCGGTCATGATCAATCCACCTTCACGTCGGTCTTACTCTTCGTACCCTGTCCGACCTGTCGATACTCTCTGTGAGATAAGGAGAGTGCCTCATCCTGAGTGTAGAGGTGTTGTCCCCGTTCCCACAGTACACCCCCACTCTTTTCCCTCAGTACGATCCTGAACCCGAATCGTCTGATAAACTGATCTTCCTTACACGGTCCACTCTCATTCATCACAGGATCAGGTAGGGTGAGGATACTAGCACCGTCGTTATTCACTCCACCCTTGAGCTTATAGTTCGACATAGATTACCTCACCAGTTCGTATTGTTGGTGAAATACATCCTCTTCTCTGACCCGAACTGTGCCATCGGATTCTCTTATTATCCAGTCACCTACTCTAGCTAGTAATTTATGTTCCGAATTAGGGAGAGGGATTTGTATATCACAAGAGAACTTACCTTTCTCCATTTTGCTGATATATTCCCAGTCGACACTATAAGACTCACCTAGAAACGTATTAGCAGTATCGGGATGACCGTCCCATCGAACTGCGTGTATCAGATCGGACTTCTTACAAAAGGTATGCAATTTACCCTCCTGTGACGGATAGGACTGATCGACGTAGTAACTTCCTCACCGACCTAGGGTCAGATACCACTCTCTGAGAGAGAGGAGGTACGGGACTGACACCACCTGTAGGAATTTCCCCCGTTTTCCCAATAGGGTCGGGTAGGGACTTACTCTCTTTCCCGCCCCCCTTACTCGGTCTAGGTGGTAGTGTCCCCTTTCCACCCTTATTCTCAGGTCGGGGGGGTTCCTCAGACCCACCGTCAGTTACCGCAGCGACACCCCCCTCATCTACTTCTCCAGTACCCTCAGCGAGTTCTAGTCTCTCCTGTTGAGACACCATATCTACTCCTGCGGCTTGCTCTTGCAGCTTGGTAAAGATCGAGGGGAGTACGTCACCACCGTCTACCGGCTTGAGTCCCCGTCGTACCCTGATCTCATTCACCATCATCGTACCGTCTACGGCCCCAGCTTGGTTCTGTTGCTCCACAATCGTAGGGTCATCTAACTTCGGCATCACGATCGAGCATCGAATACCCTTTCGAGATAGACCCCAGTCCTTCACAGGACCGTCAGTCAGGGTGTTCGCGACCATCCCCAAGAAGGGTTCATAGGTCGAGATACGAGACCGTTGGATCTCGGCCCAGTCCTCTGCATACGATCCCGTTGTCTTGAGTCCTACCGTCGAGAGGTTAATCCCGAACACCCCCGCGAGGGTCTGTCCGGCTACCCGTTCCCACTCGGTAGAGAACCCCATGACATCAGCGGAGGGCTTAGTAGGATTCACCACGGCGGCAGGACGGGTAGGATCTCCCCCACCGAAGAACATCGCCTTACCGTGGTTATCAGGTCCGGAGTGTACGGCTTCATACTCGGCACGGGCCGCGTCCATCACCTCTTTGGTTGCACCCGGCATATCAATCACCACAGACGGATTAACCCCGTTCTGCATGACACTCCAGCAACTACGGTCGATCATCTCCAGTAGATCGATACTCACCTGATTAGCTTGAGTCGGTGAGACTGGGGACCAGTTATAGAGGGGGTGGGGATTCTGGATGATGTAGAAGTTACGAGCATCGATCGTAACCCCAAGCATCCCACTGATCGCAGTAGGAATTACGCCTATTAGTCCTGCTGGATAAAAAGGTTGGATACGGTAACCACCCAGGGGATAGATATTACTGCTGAGTCCGGGGACGGGGACCACGAGAGCCGTAGGGACCACGAATAACTTACCTGGGGCTCCAGCCTTGTTATGCGGACCCCAGATCATTACCCGACCTGTCAGATAATACTGAATGATGATCTTGGCTAGGAATGTGGGCCAAGTATCGACCTTATTAGGGTGTCGTAGAATAGATACCAGAGGGTGATTCTCAAAGGGGGCGTACTCCACATCCTGTTGTGACCCCCCTGGATTAGCACGACCCTCGATACCTCCTACCCTCTTCTCCAGTCCGATCTTTGATGCCGACATACTACTGATCAGGGTCCGACACCCCATGTAAATAATCGACTGGTAGTGTTGGACTTGATTGAACGGTGAATTGAGAGGATAGGACGGTAGGTTATTGTTGAACGTCGCCTCTAGGTACTTTGCATAGTAGGCGTTAGCTGGATCTCTCTGTATCTGCTTCGCCTCCCATTCTCTCCGTCTCGGTAGGAATGCACTGGTCGGGATATCGAGTTGACCAGTAGACGGAGCTAGACTCGGGCCCTGAGTCCAGTTCGGTTGGTAGTATGACGAGGGAATCATAGACCGTCCCCAGTAGTATCTAGAGGAGATAGAACTACTGGGGAGGATACCGTCTTAGAATTGTGAAGGGGACTAGAGTAGAGAAGTGGGATGGGGCGTGACTCGAAGTGTTAGTGCTGCACAATCCTCTGCTTCTCTTCTAGTAGAGTAAATTACTCCTCTTATCCGAGTATCCCCTCTGTCCCGATACGTCTTATACCAATCTATATGTAGTCCGCTATGATCGAATCGTCCTTCCATATCTTTATTATGGCACTCGGCAGAGTCGAAGTACCACCCGTCATATGTCCTCCAAGGCCATCTATCTAATCGAGCCAATTCCTCATATCCCTTTGCCCTCGGATCTCCAATATCCCATAGGTGTTCAGCCAACATCATACGGGTAGTCTGGTCTGTCGGGTCTTTATCTAATATTGACTGTAAGGCGGACTCTATATCTGTCATAACACTACCTCTATATCTCCAACAGACAGTAAATGATCGGTACGGCTAAGGCAACCAGTACGACCATGAAGGTGATCATGTCGTCTAGTTTATCTTCTTCAGACATCTTTACTCCCTATCTTGATGTCCCATTCGACCGTGTCATAGGTCTCATTAGCTTCCTCATCCCAAGTCCTACCCAACTGTACGTGTTCTTGCAATAGGGGCACTCTCCACCGACCCATTCCTCTACTTGTAGATCGAGGTTACAGAAGGGGCAGTAGATGGTTGTCATCTCAGGAACCTCACTGATATATTCCATCCTTGATTATACACTACCTAGTAGTGTAGGATATCGATGGAACCGAATATATATTATATATTATATATACTAATTAGAAAAAGACCCCCCCCCCCTAGGAATTAGGAAGGAGGGGTATAGGTTATTTGCCCACTACTTCCTTTGCTCCCATAGGTTCAGCCTTGTTAGTGAAAGTGACAGGTGCGATCGTGTAGACCTTGGGATCACCCCAACTATTCTTGACCGTGAATGGTTCTCCTGACTCTACCTGCACATGAGGAACCTTGGTAGGGCTATTCTCTTCTGTGATATCCGGTTGCTCTGTCCTTTTGATCTCGATTACCGGACCGGGGCGGAAGATCACTGAGGCGATACCTACACACGCGATAGCAATGATAGCTACGATACCTACCTTGTAGATACCGTTATCTTCGTTCTGGTTGTTCACTGTTGCTCCTTAACCTTGAGTAGTTCATCAATCTTCACCTTGGGATCGGGTAGTGCCTCAAACTCGATCCCATCATAATACTGCACCGCTAACTTGTGGTCCGTCACATAGTCTCGCCAGTTCACGTTATAGAACTGGAGGATAGTGTGAGTCTTATCAACTGTACTCTGACCCTTGGACATCAGTAGTCCACCAGCACACTCCCCTGTCTTACAGAGGAGTCGGTGACCGTACTTCTTCATGAGGGCATCGAACACATCAGTCGGCATACTCATCAGCTTGAACCCGCCCATAAATTCCCCCTTATAGTTACAACACAGATGTTCTAATACGTATTCAAGATGATCGGTTGGTATCTTGCACTGATAGACTATCTGTTCACCTATCTTAAGGGCGATACTGGTACTAGGGGGTAATGACGGATAGGGGAGGTCAGTCCCGAACTCGATACCCTCAAAGCTATGATCCTCTATCTTGTCCACTATCTTGACCGGTCTGCCTCTGAATGTGCCCATTATCTACCCTCCCCTATCCGTGTGATCAATCTGACTGTGTTCACCAGGATCTCATGACACCGACTGTTCTCCCGATAGACCGCCTTCTGTAGACCCAACTTGATCTCTTGGAACATCCTTACATACATACTCTTCTCAGGTTGTAGACTGGGGGCGATCTTGCTGATGATCTCCTTTGTCAACTCCTCGATCTGTGCTTCGGTCATCGGATTCCTTTCTCTGAGAAAGAGTACAGTAGGGACAGGGTATCCCTCGGAGGCGACCATTGATCCTCCGGACTACCAATGTGCCATACCCTCTACACCATCTACAGGGGGACGTTGTTCCCATCTACCAAGTCCTTACGACGACGGGAGATAATATTGGCTGCTGGAATGTGATAGTAGCTCTGGGTACTGTCCCCGTCCTCTACATCCCTCCCAGCGTTAGAGATGAAGTTGACGATATCCCCGAGTTCCAGTTGAGTGATAGAGATGAAGTGCCCGTGGTCATCCCAGTGACCAGGACCGATCCCGATTACCTTCCCAGTGTCCATAGGCACTTGCTGATTCTGGGGACGATGTAACATCCCCACCTTCTCCGGCTTATCGAACCTCTTGATGATGACCATGTTGAGCCGTGGTTCGAAGGGGCAGTCAGGGGTCATCTTAGCTGTAGGTGCATAAGGTCCGTCCGCATTAATCTCATGGACGTTCTTATTCACCACGTCCCCCTTGTTCTGGTTCGTCTGCTTGATGTTCACGTTCCTTACTCCTTCTCTGAGAGAAAGTAGATACCTCTACCTCTTAGTTAGTAGAGCGGTAGGTATTATACCGAGTTCGACTTAGCTAATCATCTCCTCGGTATCGGGTAGAACTTGGGGTCGACCTTTCCATTCTTGGGTACTGTACTTACTACCTCGAATGTACTCTTCACGGGCGGGGTAAGGATCATGTGGATGAGGAGGACAAAGGCATCTGCTTCATCAGGTGACCGTCCTATCATGTCCTTGAGAGTCAACCTCTTGTCCTTACTGTCCCTCTTCTGCTTAGGCGGTAGAATCTGAATCCCGTCCTCGTTATATTGAATGGGGAACTTAGACAGTTGACGGTGTAGCTCTGCTAACTCAGGGGTGTTTGATGGGATGCCGTATCCTGGTGGATCTTGAAAACCCCCTGACCCAGTGGGAATGGGATTCGGATCGAGAAGCTTGGACGCCTCTGCGTATAGTTGCACCCGTCGTGATCGGTATATCGCCTTCTGTTCCTTCAACTCCTTCTCTTCCTCAGAAGAAGGATTCTGGATTAGATTACTTGGCGTCTCCCCGAATCCAATCGTCCTGACGGCATACCCCTGATCCCTCAATCGATCGGCGTGCTGCTTCCCACCACCCCCCCTGTCGAACCCCACATTGTAGGCGTATATATTCCATTTCCTCATGAGTCCGAGACACTGTCCAGTGATGACAGAGGTGTCAGGAGTTCTAAGGCTCTGCAATTCGAGGATACCCCGTATATCTCCAACACAGAAGGCTGTATTGTCACCACCCTCTCCGACATCCACCCCCATATAGATATCTCCGCATCGTAATGACTCATTACCAGATTGGGGGGGTCGGATACCGTATCGAACGGTATAAGGCTGCAACTCATTAGCTATCCTCTCGGCTCTCTGTAACCATCCTTGGGGGAATAGGAATAGTCCTGGTCCCTTATAGAACTGGGCGTAGAGTTTGACCGTCTTCTCATGGTCATTTAGGGTATTGCTCCTCTCTACGAAGTCAGCCCATGACAACACACCGGGGATGACCTGCTCCCCAGTGGGTTGCTGTCCTGCCGCTATCTGAGCATGAGCTAGTCTCACACTTGGAGACTGCATAGCTGAGATACGGATGATCTTCCTGAATAACCCCATGACCGTGTCTATTCTCTGAGAAAGGGGGGACTAGGACGACTTAAGATCCCATAGACATTTAGCGTACTGTTTAGATAAACCTGTCTGTAGACCTAACACCCACTCTAAAGTTCCTATCATCAGCTTGGCGGCCGTACTCTTCTGTATGTAGATGGCACAAAGGACTATATCATCGATGGTATTAATTGCGGACTCGTACTGAGATACTACTTTTCTCAAAGCTTCTAGATCGGTCTTGATATCATCTTCTGTCTTCATGTCGCTCCCTCCACTTTCTCTGTTTCTCAGAGAAGTAGTTGATATGAACTAGACACACACTCTTCTCACCATGTCGAGGACGGCTACAGACTAGACATAGACCCAGTCTTTTCTTCTTCTCCGTCCTAGACCGACCGTTACCCCTACACCGTACACAGGTCTTATAGGGGTATCGACACCATCTCAGCCGACAGTGGGAACATAACATGACTTCTCCCACTCCTGACGACAGTACCTTTTAGCCGCTACCTTCAGCTTATCCAGTCCTACCATTCGATTACCGTTATACGAGGCTACGATATTACTCGTCCCTTCTGCGATGATCCTCTTACCCTCTTCTGGGAGTAGATCGAATAGACACTTGGGGAGTACATAAGCTCGATCTAGACCCGGTTCCCCTTGACCCTGTACATACCAGTAACAGTACATCGCACCGTAGATCATCCCTATCACTGGTTCACGATCGATGATAGTAATCTCAGCCGGCTCCCGACCGACCACTGGGGCGATGGGATCGAGTCTCCCGTCCCCTTCAACGAGCACCCGGGTCAGGTCGTCCTTCTCCCACTCTCCCCCGCAGTGGACACACGGCGAGTACCGACTGTCCCAGTCCCACACCTCAACTTTCCCTTGCCCATCACAGTGCGGGCACACCTCACCCACCAACTGCCCCACCGTACACCTCACACCCTCCAGCATCCCCCGTCGCACGTACCCCGCCGGTCCGGATTGGGTCGGGTCGTGGGCGAGGAAGCCGGAGTGGTCCCAGAAGACGTTGAGGCCGGGGAACCACGTCGCATGATGGGTGGTGAGGAGGGTTGATTCACGCTGCCGTCGCGGGGGAATCCGGTTGCCGTCTTCGTCCCGCGTTCGGTCGATACCGCACGGGCCATTGTGGTGCTGGCCGCCACCCCGGAGTCGCACGCAACCGCCACAGCCACACGTCCGGCGGATTTCGGCAATCTGGATCTGGAGGCGGATAAATTCTCCCCTCGCGGTCACGGCGTCGGGGGTGCGGCCGGTGCCGTCACACTGCGGGCATTCGTCACACTCCTCCCACGCCGCCCGTGACGTTGACCAGATCTTCCCGTCGCACTTGCCGCCGAGCCGGGGGCACTTCACCTCGCCGCCCGTCTCCCCCAACCAGTCCGCCCACACCAACCTAATATTGTCATCACTAGGGTTGTCATGAATAGCAGCGAGTAGACCATACTCAGTAGAGGCACTGGTCATATGATTAACTCCCCCTTAGGGTACTCCTTGTCTCCAGCCTCAGTATTGTTCTTCCACCACGTAGAATTATCCGATTCCCAACAGTTACCGATCGCTAGCATTCGATGAAACCACCCAGAGGCCATTGTGTAATACGAATTGGGAATAGATGAGCATTCATCAGGTAAGAATAGTGTCCTAGGAATCCCATCCCCTGTCTTAGCTACGTGATGACCCTGCATCGAGGCGATACGGTCTGGTGAGGCAACCTTACCTACAATATAAGATAGTGGGTCTATCTCACCCTTCTTAGGGCCAGTCATAATCACCCTCTTGATATGAAGGTGATTGACGATTAGCGGACCCTTGGGGTAGATTAGCGGATATTGACAGTCGTTAATCCAATCCTGCATCTCACCCCAGAGTACCTTCAAGTGGTCTTCACTAGCAGAAGTGGTAACGATCTTACAGGGAGACCGAGTGAGGAAGAACCAAGGACAGGTGAACCCAGCTACATAGTCCTTGCCCATAACGTTAGCGGCCGGTACGTAAGTCTCCTTATTCTCAACTACACTCTGTAGTATCTCCTGCTGCTCCTTATAGAACTTCCTCTTAGGCCAACCCCACTGCTGGAACTTAATGGGATCAGCGGGTTTCATCCTATCGTTCTCCTAGGAGTAGCAGTTAGTGCAGGGTCTTGATATCTACCGTTAAACGACTTGATTAGTTCAGCTAACTCACTACTAGTGAACCCTGCAAATGACTCTCTAACAGGAACCAACTTGAGATACTTATCAATCGCCTCCACCTTACTCAACACCTCCTTGGGTACATCCCCATCCCATATCACTACTGGTTCTACCTCAATCCATCGACGTAAGAGCCAGATGATACTCTCTGAGAAAGAGGATGACACATTAACGCTACTACACAGATAAGTAGGAATACTGGACATGTGCCGACCTGATATATTCTGCCACAGATACCGTTCGGACCCTTTATATAGTGGTCGAATATGACCAATACTGTCGTCGCACAGTAATCTCTCCTCACACCTAGCCCACCTCAAACACTCACTACCCTTCTCCATATCCCACTCATCCCTCACATACCACTCTAACCCTACTGGGCATTGACCCTCCTTTTCCCACACCTTACACATCATCAAGAACCGTTCATCATCCTTGAGTCGATCCAACTTATCGAGTTCGGGGTTCATCTTTACTACTTCCTTGAACCACTTACGGAACCAGACCTCATCAATGTGGTGATAGGCCAGAACCTTACTATATTTCAGAACTTCTAGAGAGTTGTACTCTACTGACCCATCTCCTACCCCTATTACTTCTACTATTTCATTAGGAGTAGTCACTGTGTTAGGTGATTCAATTACACTCGTCCATCTGCTACCTACCTTAATTTCATACGAAGACATGGCAGGCACCTTCCCAGATCTTACGTTGATCTATAGTCGCTTTAACTTGAGGAGGAAGGACTACATCTAACATATCAGTGTCGGGATCGACTCTTGTAAGGGCCGAATAGTGAATCCCATCCTTCTCAATAGTCTGGATTATGACTTGAGGATCTCTCACCACTACCGGCCGTACCTCGTCCCACCGCCGGATTAGCCAGAGAATCGCATCGGGGAATGTATCGAATTTGGTTATAGTCGATCGATCACGATATATACAGTCAGGAATATCGCACCTATTCGTATAGATCCCTACTCGACACCAGCAGTAGAATTTATCACTAGATAATAGATCGATAAATATAGGACACACCCCACCGTCCTGTAACTCATTGAACGAGAAGTTATTTCTATCCGGCTCCAAATAACACCACAACACCGCCTCGGCCGCCCACTCCAGGTCCATCTCATCCTTCAACCACAGATAGAGTCCATAAGGTGCCCTCCCTTCAGTCTCCCAGATCTTACATAGGGCGATGAAGTTGGGTTCATGGATGAGATTAGCGATCATCTTATTCATTCTACACCCTCTTTCTCAGAGACAGGTTCCGGAGTCTGCCCCGTTAACTCCACAATTCTCGGTCCCACAGGATCTACTACATCACTCTTCCCACACAGTCGATCCCAGTAGTCAGGAGGCATAGTATTGACCACCTCATCGTCGAGTTGAGGTAGAGTCGTCTTGACATCTCCCCCTAACCGAAGGAGATTGATCCTGTCTCTTATACACCCTTGGATAATCATTAGAAACCTAGGATCACCCGTCTGCCCCCTTACCTGCCGCTTAATAGTTACCTCTCCAGGTTGCTTCTCTATCCTATTCTCACCAGTAGGTACACCTCTCCTACCCAGCACTGGAATCGACTTGTAATAGTGAGTCTTCTCGATACTCTTCACCTCAGCGTCAGCACATGACTTCTCCCATGAGTCCCAAGCTGATGCCTCTACTAAGTCCACCCGAGCTAGCTCCCCACTGATCAGAGTCCGTAGATCCTCCCCCATCTCTTTCAGCCATCTATCCCGAGTCCTCTTCAAGTCACCTGTTACTACCGCCCGGCTAACCCCGAGCTTGGTGGCGATCTCCTGGTGTGAGGCACCCGTCAGGTACAGAGCAACGATAGTCCTCTGCCTCTGGATCAGTTGATACTCGTTCGGCATGACAGGATGTCATTCTCTGATAGGATGTCAGAGCATCGGATTAGGATGATCTGAGAGGGATGATTGGTACGCTATTTTCGTGACCACCTCGAATTCTAGTACGATTCCCTACCAGTTGTCCATTATAAAAACAGACCACTAGAGGCGATCGGCACCGAATCTGCTTACCACCAAGTTAGAAGAGTCTACCGTACTATCTAGGAATTTTCTAGGATTCGGGGTTGCCTCAGAAGTGGGCAGAGACTAAATTGAACTGTACAGAACTGAGGCATCGACCGGAGAACATATGGAACTAGATCTCACCCCCTTCCAGAAACGGAAGTCCCCCATCCGAGTCCTACAGGTACTCTCTCAAGCCGTAGGACCGATGGCCCGTAAGACCATCGCCCCACTCACGGGGTTGATGATGGAGAACGAACGTATCCCCAGTGAGACGAACACCTACAAGTTCCTCACCTCGGAGAAGTACGTCACCGAGAAGGATCTTACCTTCGACGATGACCATACCGAGACTGTGTACGCCATTACCCAGAAGGGTCGTAAGGTACTAGAGGAGATGAGTAAGCTACCAGTCGAGATTAAGTAACCCACCAACTATTAACCCCACCCTGATCGGTGGGGTTATTTATTTTCTGAGAAAGAGAGTGAATTACGGTATTGGACCCCTATTCACATTGACCATATAAACCCAACCCGGCTTGATCACATGTAGATTCCCCTTCTTATCTGATATCAACATCCCATCTCCATCCTGTTTCTCATACATCACTGTTGCAGGGTTAACTATATTTACCCAAGTATCAGGTACATACAGAAATCGTACTTCATGTACCGTGTCTGAGTATGGGTACTCTTTATTAGGTTCCATGTGTATCATCTTCATTCACTAATCCCTTCTTCGGGTAAGGAACTCGTAACCTCTCTACCTCTCGTCTCATCTTCTTATCGAGCGGCATCAAGTATCGGTGCTTACTACTACCCATGACCTTACAGTGTGAGTGATTGACCTTGGTCCCGTGACGGTGGATCAAGGTACGACCGTGTACCCTACCCTCCCCTGGTATCCAGTATTCCCCCGCTGCCGTACTCATCCCCGTGTAGACCCAATTCCCAGCTTGGTAGATGACTCCTACATGCTCCTGGTCAGGGTCAGCGTAGGAGATCACTAGTCTTAGATCCGGATACCGTCCGCGGAGTAGGCGTAGACACTCACTAACGATCTTCGTGACTGGGGTCTTGTGGGAACGGAGAGCAATGCGAGCCAGTTCGCAGCCTTCACGGTTCTCGATACCGTACCGTTTGAACATTCGATCCATACCGACACCAAATACAACTGCCCCCCGATAATCCATATCCTCCCAGACTCCGAGGTGTACCAACTTACTTCGGGGCATAGTTTTAGAGTAGTGCCAGTTGGTGACAGAGTACACTGCTGCTTCATAGGTACACCAATCGACTCGGAGTTGACACGGTTCCCCCGTATGTTTTCTCTGAGAAAGAGGACTAGTCGTCTCCTCGGCAGATCTTATCTGGGCAGCTTGCGAAAGTACCTGTGGAGTTGGTCCATATTTTAAGTTCTGTCCCGCATGAGTTACATCGGATAGAGGGAGTAGTCTCGGTGGGAGTCTGGGCACGGTCCTTCTCCTTCTCATCACTCCAGTAGTCCCAACTCTTACAGATCGTTATGAGTCCTTCTATGAACGCATTCTTACTAGTGAGTTGATTCCCCTTGTGGAGCTTATCGACGTGTCTACGAAAGAATAGATACTCTTGCTCTGTTAACTCCACTGTCACAATTAGTCTTTCATTGTTAGACATCACTCTTCCTCAGAGAAGTTAGTTCGTCCACTCATGACCACACTGCGGACAGGTATGTACCTTCCTCTCGGTAATCTCCGTCTGAGTCGTGGGGTCTACCGGTTGGAATAGACTCGTATCACATCGCATCACCTTCAATTCATCCGTAGACCACCCAGACATATCGATGTTAGCCGCATGGAGGATAGCATCCGTCTTCTGGACCTGTTCGAAGTCCCATGTAGCCAGTTCGGCGGTACGGTTATCGGTGATACCGTACTCCAGTGCTTCGATGTCTGATAGATCAGAGAACACAGCGGCGATATGAGTCCATCCTAGATCTAGGGCGGCCCTAGTCGTACCGTTCCCCTTCACGATGACATTAGTCCCCCGTTGGATGACGATAGGAGTCTGCTGTTTGAATCGATCGAGTGATCTGCGAATAGCATCCATATTCCGCTCTGGATGCTTACGGGCATTATTAGGATCGAAGACAAGTTGTGATATCGGGGTGGACAGATGACTAATTTCTGGAGCGATGCGATTGATCTCTCCTGAGTGCTGTCCATTCTTACTCTCCTCTTTCTCAGAGATACTAGCCGGTAACTTGTTCAGTAGTCCGGCCGGACCACGATTCGTTAATCGTATGGGTAATCTGGGCATACTACACCTCTGTGAACTCGATCTTGCCGTCCGCTCGGACGAATAGAATCCCTGAGTCACGTAGTACAGCGTAGATATTCCATAGGGTAGGACAGTTCATAGCAATAAGATCCTGTTTGTAATAGCCGTGTAACTGGGCAGCAATCTTCTCCAACACCTTGTTATTGTCCCTGTCGTTCTTACTCATCCCATTACCCTCCTGTATAAGTCCCTGAAATGGTGAGTCAGTCGGAATCGAGTCGTATTCTGGAACCGTCCCGGTGCTATCTCAGGCCTGAACTTGTCGAGGATCTTGATAGCTACCATCATCTTGATAATCTTCTTGGAGTAGTCATCATCGTCCCCTAACCACCCCATCAGAGTTGAATGGTCTACCCCGTTCGGATGGGTGTAGATCTTCCTGACCATGTCGAGGGTTACCCCCTGACACGTATCATATGCGGTCTGACGGGTGATTGCCATGACTTCGTCATCCACAGTCTTCTTGTTCATGACTGTGGCTAAGCAGACGGAGAGTCGAGCTAGTTGGGTAGTCAGTCGAGGGTTCATCTCCCTCTCAATCTTCTCCCGTAGTTTGGGAGAGGGTCTACACCGCATATAGGCAACGAGTGTGGCGAGATCGACTATCTCAGCTTCGTACCGACTGGGGATGTTCTTCTGTACCTCCTCATTGAGTAGCTGGGCGTGTGGACGGAGGTATTGGATATACCCTCCTGTAAGTTGCTTGAACCGTGTCATCTCAGGAACTTCCTGATTCTCTAGTTTCCCGTTACTGTGCATACCCGTCTGTCGGAATGCTCTTCGTACTACCGATAGTGCGATCTCCCTCTCACGGTTCACATCAATCTCGTCCACCACAGTCACGGTCAGGAATCGTTCGCCCAGTTCCGAGGTGTCGAGATCTCGGAGTGACCCCGTACCCGCTAGAATCCAAGTAGTGTTCTGTCCCTCATACTCGGGGTTACCCTTCGTCCGGTAGGAGGGTCTACCAGCACGGTCGTAGATGTCCCGAGCTTCAGAGAGGATACGTCCTAGTTCCGCTTTCTGGAGTAGGGTATCCCCGTCCTTGGTAATCAGGGTCCGATTTTTGAGTTGGCAGATGAGGGAGTTGTCCTCGGTGAGATCAGACGGATTGAGTCGGAACCCCGAGTAGAACCCCGTCATCCCTGATTTGGGGAAACAGTAGGTACGGTTAACTGAGAGTGCTTCACAGAGGACCGTCTTACCGGTAGACGGGGGAGATATGACACGTACCCAGAGTTGATCCCCCATACACTCGGTACTGATGATGGTGGCCAGCATAGCCGCGAATGCACGGGTGAGGTTGTCATCCCACTTGAGGGCTAACTTCGCTGATTCGAGGAGATCCTTCCAGTTATCACAGGGGATGAGGGGTAGTCGGGGTTCTCGATCAGGAACGTTATTATCCGGCCGTACCCATGTGTCGGGTACTGGGGTTAGTTTCTTTTGGAGTTGACTCCATAGAACAATACGGGACTTTATCGTATCTTTCTGGGAGAGATAGTCCCTCACGTCGTACCCGGATGGTAGGGACTCGTCATGACCCTCCTCCCCCCATTTCAGGTATTTCATCGAGAGGGGTACTGACTGCTGCTGGGAGAGGGTGTTAACGGCTCTCTCCACCCCACTAATACCAGCCCCTCGGATCATCTTGTTAGGGATCTTGGGGTGTGGGTACGGGTGGTCATTGTCGTACAGGAATGCAACATCCTTCTCTGAGAGAAGGGATGACCAGTTAGAGTTGAAGACATTGGCCCCTGGTGTCGAGATAACGAGGGGCTTAGTCTTCGCTGGGATCGACTCTACCACCTCCCACAGACTCATCCCATCATGCAATCCCTCACACACATAGACCGTGCTATACCTCTTGGGGAATTCGGCAGGACGGAATAAACCGTGATAGAGATTCGGGGTTGAGGCCCATCTCGTC